TTAGCAGCGATCAGCAGACCACGCTCATCCGTCCAAGCAGCGATTTGAATGACCGCGTTTTCCAACGAGGTTTCATTCAAGTCAGCTTGGGTCGAAGGCGTGTTTGCGTTCGTACCACCGTTAACCAATGGGTGAGCCGTGTTGAACAGCGAGACTCCGTCACCACCAACATAGTTGGAAGAGAAGCCGTTGTTCAGAACCGCCGCCGCTTTGACCTGCTTGGTATACGCCATTGCACGAGCCAGACCCTTGGTGTAACGAGCAGACAAGCTGTCGTACAAGTTGTCCTCGATGGCCTCTTCGGTCAGCGAGAATCCAAGAGCAATGGTTTCGTGGTTGTAACGAGCAGTCCACGCTTCTTGCGCGTTGTCATAAGCAATCGCGGCACCTTCAGTCTTCACAGGCGCTGCGCTGAAGCCAGAGAGCTTGGTCTCTTCTTCAAACGAACGCTCGGAAGTTTCGGTTTCGTAGATTTCCTTATGCTCTTCGCCGTAGCGGGCATACTCCAGACCAAACAGTGCGTTCAGACCCGGAAGGAGTTCTTTAAGTAGTTGGGCGCGTGAGATAGCCATTTAAATGACTCCTTAGAACGGGGTAGCGTAGTAATACTCGTGGTTGCTGAAGTTCAGCTTGACGAGGATTTCTGGGTACTGGGTGAAGACCATCACCGACGAAGCGGGGATTGCCGTACCGGTTGCAGCCGTACCACCAGCACCGACAACGCCATACTGAGCGTTGAGGACAACCGAGGTAGCGCCCGCGCTGGCGGCGGTCGAAACAAACGAACCCGTTTCAACCAACTGACCGTTAGCGGCAAGAAATGCAACGTCCGTACCGATTGGCAAAGCGCTTGGCAGTGCGCTGACCGTGAGGGTCGTCGTACCGGTAGACCAAGTAGCCTGACCAAGAGCAACTGCCGTGTCTTTCACCACACCAACGCAACGGAATGGGAACGCCGCCGTGTTGAGGGTAGATTGAGCCAGCATTGCGTTAGACGAGTTGCCGGTGTTGGTGCTGCCGGTGTTATCCACACCTTGCAGGTTCTGACCAACCAGAGCCAAGCTTCCCGAAGCAACCGTGGTTCCCGTAGAAACCATAACTGCCTTGAACACCGTGTCAGGATCATCACAAACGATTGCAACTGCATCGCCAGCCAGCGTGTTTGCGGGCCAGTATTGCGAAAAGGTCTTCTGTTTCGTGAGTGGATTAGTAAAGGAACAGCCGAGGAAAACCCCAACCATGCCCGAACCGGGACCACCAGTGGTGTTACCTGCGCCGGTCGTGGTGACCAAGCGGGTTGCAAAGCCACGAACCAGACCTACGATGTCGCCATAGAAGATGCTGGTGTTGTAGCTGTATTGAATGGGGAGTTCACGGGTGGAACCCGCAAACACCTGCCCGCCGATCAAATTGATCGGCTTTAGCCCGTAAGGGGCCGGGATAACCGGATAAGCCATTTAAAGCTCCAAAAAATTTAAGTGCCTTTACCGAAGCTAACCGTAGAACGCCGTTCTTGGAAAAGTGGCATACGCGGATCGCTCTGGCGCATAAGATTATTGTCCACAGCTTCAGTCTGCTTACGGGTTACATCCGCAAAGTAGTCTGCACGCTGCTGAACAAATTCAACGGGAGTCTTGCAAAGCAAAAGCCCACCAATCTCAATGTTGTCTTTGAAGCGGCTATTTGGGTCAACCATAAACCGAAATTTAGGCTGCTCTTCAACTGCCACAGGCTCCCAACCTTCCCGGAGTTTCCCCGAGATATTACGTTGGTCAAGCTCATTCAAAGTAGCGGTACGAACCCATCTGTACGCGTATCCCGGAAGTTTATCCGGCTCCGGCAAAGTCTCAGCGGGACGCCAACTTTTTGGTCGTTCCTGCTCAGTCCTAACGGTCATCTCGCGTTGAAGTCTGCTTTCAGCCATTGTTGGCCTCCAATTTCAAAAATTCCTTAGCGTATTGCTGAGGAGTAATGCCAAGTTTTTTGGCGATATTTGCGGCACTTTGGGACAGGACTACTTGTTTGGGAGCAGTGCTGCGTTTCACTGGCGCTACCACCGTACTTGGCTTTGTACGAGGACTTGCCTCGTTTTTTGAAGTGGAGCCAAATTCTTCTGGGAATCGAGCTTTTACTTCTTTGTTTATATTAGCATAGTATTCGTCTGTGCCAATATACCCTCTGCCAAACCGCGCTTCAAGATCCTCATGTACCCCTTCAGCAAACCGGCGCATAGCCCGTTTGTTGGGATCTACAAACCATTGGTTGTTTGAAACCCAGTTTGCAACCTTTGGATCTAATTGCTGTTGAGCAGGTTGCTGATACTGTACATTGCTTTGTTGCGTTTGTACAGTTGGTTGAAAATTTTTCGCTTTATCCAGTTTAATCTGGGCGCGAACCATTTCTTTTTGGGCATCAAGCAGCTTGTCGGAATCACCGGAGTCATAAGCCTCTTTGTAATTGCGCTCCGCTTTGTCCAATTCCATTTCGGCGGAAGTCTGATACGTAGATATCAACTCTTTTTCGCCGCTTTGGAGAACAGCTTTCAATCTGTTGTTTTCATCAAGAATACGCTGGGCAGCAGCAAGCGCTTCCTGCTGTTCACGTAGTGCAGCTTCTTTGGCTCGACGTTCATCATGCCAAGCTTTTTTGTACTGCGTGAACTTCTGCTTTACGTTCTTGGAATACTCGGCTGACTCGTCAGCTTTCTCAAGATCGTCCTTAATGGTTTCTGGCAGAGGGTTGACGTTACGGTCTTCTGGAGGAGCATCATCAATGATGTCTACCGTAATCTCGTCATCTTCTACCGAGACCTCAACTTTGTCTTCAATCTCGTCAGGGAACTTGTAGTCGTCACCAAATTTAGGCATGGCTATTCCTTATTTACGTTTGATGCCGCGAGGATCGTCAACCGTCCCCTCAACATTGTCATCATTGATGATTCGGAATTCCTTTCCATGAATCACCAAGCGTGTACCCGCATTTGGGCGGATTAGGATAAAATCACCCGGCTTACACCAAGGTCCGGTGGGGAACTTGTTTTTGTCCATGTAGCAGTCTGGTCCCATAGAGACCACAAACAGAACAGTAGTCAGCAGTTCGTCGAATCGAATAGTTTCATCAGCTTTGATGATGCCACTTTCGTACTCTTTTTCTGACTCTGGGATGGCACAAAGGATCTTGTAGCCAGCAGGTTGTGGCAATTGCGTTGCCTTTTCTTCACTCATCAGATTCTTCCATTTCGTGCGTCAGGTCTTGCATGAAGGATCTAGCGGTGAGGAGACCTGTAATTTCCCCACACATCCCTGTGTACTCGTTGAAATCCCTAGCTGCTTTAGCTCCTAGAGACTCTTCGAGATGTTTGACTTTATCGTCAATTCGTTTAGCCAGAAGCGTCATAGCTTTGTGAAGCTCATAACTCATTTCTTCTCAGCCTTTGGTTTTTGTTCAGCTTGTTTGATCTGATGTGCGCGCTCTTCTTGAGCACTTATGTACTCATGTGCGCGCTTCTCGCGGTCAGTTTCCCGCTGGTGATGTAGTTGACTACCATGTTTGATGAGATCAACACCGGCTGCGTGACCCATCTGCTCGTGCTGAGCTTGCTGCTGCATGTGATCACCAAGCAATTTAAGTGCAGTTTTAGCCCCATCAGCTTCGTGCTGCATATCAAGCTTCTGCTTCTCCAACTCATGCTGGGCCTGCAACCGCTGAACCTCGACCTGAAGCTGAGCCATTTTGGCTTGTAGATCATCGTTGTCCTTCTTGGCTTTACGCTGCAAGTCCTGCGCTTTGATCTCAAGCTCCTGCTTCTGGAGCATGATGAGAGGATCTTGCGCCATGTCCTGATTTTTCTTCTGCTGAGCCTGCTGCTGGTTCTGCTGCAACATCTGCTGCGCTGCCATCGCCGCTTTCTGAGAGACCTGAACCTCCATTTCTGGAGACATCATCTGCTCATCTTGATCATCCTCGTACGCAGGTAGCGTCATACCCATGCGCTGTTCAAGCTGCTTGCGATACTCCATCCCAAGGTGATCAGCCACGTGCGCGGACATCGCAGCCTGAACTTTCTGTGCAAGCTGTTGGTCTTGTCCGATCAACTCCATAATGTGCGGATCATGCACCGCCGCCATGTGGACAGCAATGTGGGCTTTATGGTCTTGGTACAGGAACGCTTTGACTGGTTTACCTTTGAGAATGTTCTGGTTCTCCGTGACTGGATCACGGGGCTTCATCTCATCTTCAATCGGCACCAACTTCTGGTAATTCTTGATCCCCAGAACTTCTAACATCTGACGATGCAGAATTGGCAAGTCATATAACTGAGGTGCTCCTTGAGCAAGCTGTAGAGCAGCCTGATACTGAACAACCTTCTGAGCCATCGTTGCCGCATTTGGATCAGATACAGGGATGACCTCCACCATATCGTAGTCAGACTGCTTGGCTTTACGGCTACCTTCTTCTGGCTCGTAGCTATACTCCTCGGGAGTATAGTCGCGGATAATTTCTTTGAGGAGCTTAAACTCCTGCTTCATCGCGTAGTGGACCCGTGCCTGAACTGCACTCATCATCTTCAGAGTACGTTCTAGGATGGCAAGCGTTGTCCCAACCGGCGCTTGAGCGGACATATCCGAGGTCTCAAGCTGAGCAGAACCCGCAAACCTGCGGCCCTCTTCAATAATCTGCTCCAGCAACGCCATCAAAGTCTGGCTTGGCTCCTTGTACGGGAGCGTCATCAGGTTATCTTTGATCGTACCGCTAGGAACGTCTACGTCGCGGAATTCTCCCGGAGAGATGGGGGTGTCATCTCCTTTGGTGCGCAAACCACGTGTTTTAAATCCCCCCGGTAGATTGGCGAGGGTCCCGGCGTCAACCAATTGACGAAGAATGCTAGTGCCAGACTTAGCATAAGCGCCAATAAGGTGTATAAGTCCAAATGCGTAAAAACCGAAACCCGGAATGTACGGGTAATGAACGAAGTGAGCGCGTTTTTGATACGTTTCATCATCAGGATTCCAATTCCTTCTGATCGCCAAAATATTATTTGTGCTCTTCTCTATCGTGACGATATACGGTAGAGCGATCCCCGTTTCTTCTTTACCTTCTTTGTGCTCATGCCCTTTCAGGTCAAGCTCAACCTGCATCTCCAGAATCTTGAACCGATTGTCTTCAGTCGCGCGGAACCCAAGCTTCTCGGCAATCTTCTTCTCTACCTCGTCCATAACTCGGGCAGGTTCACCCAAGTCAATGCCCCGATAGAACCCTTCGTGCTGTAGCCGACGTACATCATTAGTGGTTTTGCGCATCACATGCGTAACGCGCTCCGCAGACTCTAGACTTGACGCCCCGTATGGGACCACAACGTCCTCGGCTGGGACATACATCGCCACTTGCCGATCCAAAGATGGGTCAAAATAGATTTTCTTGAAGGCGTTCCCAGCCAACCCTAGACCCCACAACATTCGTTCATGTTCTGGGCGATACTCCTTCATTACGTCTGTGAGCTGGTAGTTCATGTCATCACGAACTCGCTCAGCGGCTTTCTTCTTCTCTGGCGTTTCCTTGCCAATGATCTGCGTCTTTACCGGCCCCATAGCCGGGAAGGTCTCCATCATGGTCTCCGCTTGAAACTTGACAACGGCTTCTGCAAGCAACGGGTGGTACACACCACATGCTCCGGGCCAAGGCTCCATGCGCTCTTCAATCTTCAAACCCAGCAATTCAAGACCATCTACGTAGGTCTGAACCCATTCTTTACGGCTCGCAACGTCTGTTTCATAATCAGCCGTCAACTCACCCGCAAGCATGGTGAGGTCTGCTTCATCCATGTCTTCAGCCAAATTCTTGCTGAATTCATCCTCGTCGGTCTCTTTCTCCATCCGAAGTTCAGTATCGCCAGCTTTAATGCTTACTGCTTCGGGGTCTTCAATCTGAATCTCGATAGGCTCTTCATTCCCCGTTAATTGTCCAATTCCTTGGGGAGCTTGATACAACGCCTTGTCGATAGCCATGCTATATCCTTAGTAATACGCGGCGCGTTTGCGTGATTTGAAGAAGCTAAATACCTCGTCAGGTTCATCTGACGGCAAACGCAAAAATCCGCCTTGCCTGAATCTTAACAGTGCAAGGGTGGTCGAGTCTACCAAGTCATCATTTGCCCCGCTTGGGAAGTCATTGCATTCCTCAATAACTTCTTTGGCCCACCTACGGTCGGGCGCGTGAACAATACCTGATGCAAATAGATCGCTTACGGCATTAACTCTGGCTATCTTATCCTGTCCTTTGCCCGGAGTAAACTCCTGACAAGGAATCCCCATTCGCCTAAATTCCTGATACAGCGGAGATCCATTCGATTTTTTCTCGACCATGAACGCATCCGGCTCCCAATCTTTGTACTCTTCTAGCACTAGCTTTTTGAGGTCCGGGTATTCCATCCGTTTTTTGATGGCATTGAGCAAAATAATGGCGTGATTATTGGTCTCCTCGTTATAGAAGACCCCCCAAGTCGTAAGCGCGTTATAGTCAGACCTATTATTGGTCTCCTGCGCCGCGTCTAGGCTCATAATCACGAAATCACACTGTGGTGGGTCGTCTTTATCCCAGATCTTCCACCATTCTCTTTTGATCAGCGCCCCCTCTTCAGAGGTGGGTTTCTGCATGTATTGGGCGTTCCAATACCGCACGTCAAGAGCAGCTTTCTTAGCTAAAAGCTCTTCTACATCCCAGAACTCAGGCCAAAGTGCGGTGCCATCGTCTTTAATGGCGGGAAACTCGATCACTTCCCACTTATCTACACCCTCTTCGCGGTCCATCTGCGTGACTATTTGCCCGGTCAAATCTAATTTTGACCATCTAGTCATCACAACAATGATCGCACCACCCGGCATAAGGCGCTGAAGAGGCCCAGACTGGAACCACTCCCAAGCAGGTAGAAAAACGTCGGGTCTTCCGGTTTTGGCCTCTTGTTCAGAATGTGGATCGTCAATAATGAACAGATCAGCGCCCCTACCAGCGAGAGCACCTCCAACGCCAATAGCAAAGTATTCGCCATTGAAGTTCGTACCCCATCTTGAGGCCGATTTAGAGTCGGCCTGTAGTTCTATCTGAGGAAAAATATCCCGATAGTTCTCCGATCCTACTAAGTTCCGCACCCTTCGACCGAAGTTCACCGCCAAATCAGCAGTGTGTGAGGACATGATGATCTTTTTCTCTGGGTGTCTCCCCAGAAACCACGCCGGTGCAAGGTAGGATATGAGTTCCGATTTACCATGTCGCGGCGCAATGTTAACTATTACGCGTTTTTTTAACCCTTTGGCTATATCCTCGAAGATTTGAGCCAATTTCAGGTGGTGTGGGCCTACTTTGTAGCCCGGATAGACATGTTTTACGAAATCTAAGAACGAGTTTTTAGCCAGATCCTGCGTTAGACCTGCTTCGTAGATCTTGATTAGCTCTAAAGTGCGACGTTTCTGCTTCTCCGGCATAGAAGGGAGAGCTTGCCGCAGCTTGAATAGCTTTTCAGGAGTTAGTTGCATTACCCTGCACTATCTCTCTAGCCTCTACATCAATTACTTTGGACTCCAGACTATCCAAAGTCAGCAAAAGTTCTTTCTCAACCTCTTCGATGGTCTGAACTTTGACCGTCATCTCGCTGCGTTTCTTAAACGCATCAACGCCATCGACTTCCCCTAGCTTAGATAGGGCAGAGATACGATTCTTGGCGTCCTTGGCGTTCTCAACTTCCATCACAAGCTTGTTGACCACGTACATCTTTAGGTCAGAAAGCTCTTCAACGATGGATACGTTCATCTGAGCGACCATCCCTGCAAGATAAGCAAGGGTCTCATTTGGATACCGGCCAAATTCTGGGCGGTGCTTGGGGTCGGTCATCATCTGACGGGCCAGATCGTTGGCCTGATCCACGTTCTCCTGAGTAGGCGTGAGCACCTGACCCGTCAAATCGGCCATTAGCTTCACAACATTCGCACGCATGTTCAATTCCTGAGTGGGCGTCAACTCAGGAAAAGCCTCCCGCGCATTCTCTGGGAGAGGAATGTTTTCTTCGATGGGGGGAACAATCGCAGTCATATGCGCAAATGTATCACAAAAATATATTTATGCAAGAAAAAGGGGAGGTTTGGGTCCCATAAGGGGGGTGTTTCTATAGAACAAGGGGTGGGGGCGGTCTGGAAAAGAGGAGTTTTAAGAGTTGTAACTTTACATATAATTTGGGGATTTTCTAGAAAAATTTACGTAAGGGGGCAGCAGCGACGTGGAATTTGGGAAATTTAGTGGTTATTTGTGCATATCCTAGGGTATGGGGGAGAGCGGGTCCCATCGCGGGAATCCGGGGGGTGGGGGGCCTAGGGGGGCGTTTCCGGGCGTTTTCGGGCCTCCCCCCCTCAGAACTTTACTTTTGAAACGGAATCGGATAGCTTGGAATCATGCAAACGACGGACAGCATCAGGCAGTCTGATAGCGCGGCGTAGGCTACGAGGGAGAGCGACATGCTTTCATATCGCAAGGTCGGGGGGATTCATTTCTTCCGTGTGGGGCAGATCGGCTGGTCTGCATATCGTACCCAGAAGCATGAGGGTACGCCGGGTGAGTTGGCACTGTGGGCGCTGTTCATTGGACTGTTCGCCTACGATGTGTATCTCGTCGCTCAGATCCTGAGCATGTAATCAACCGGGGGCCTCGGCCCCCGCAACTGGAGAGAGTAATGAGCTACGAAATTGAGTACAGCGACCTTGAGTCGCCCGAGACCATCCAACGCGCGTTGGATGATTGCAAAGAGTGGTTGGGCGCTGACCAGTACGCGAGGATCAGCATGATCCTGATGCAGGACAAAGGTCAGACTTCGCGGAATCTGATCCGCATGGGCCTGATGATGCAGGGCATCCAAGGGTATCCGGCCAAGGTGATGATCGACACCTACTGGAATCCACAGCGCGAGCTGTTCCAGTAATCTGACGGGGTTGGGGCTTCGGCCCCGCCCCTTTTTTTGCGGCTCACGGTTTTGATGCCAGTTCTTTGTTGTCGGGCGCGTGCATCGCGTGTGTGCGTGAGCCAGCGCGGAGCGGGCCTCCCCCCCGTGGAACTTTACATTTGGTACGGGTTTGGGTAAGGTGAACTCAATGCAACGGATTCCCCGTTGCAGACTTTGGAGAATGAAATGGCAATCAAGCCTACAGAACTGCTCGAGTCGGGTCTCACCAAAATGCGCTACGACAAAATGCGCGCTGCCAAACAGATCAAGGATTTCTTGTCGCACAAGAAAGTCTACCGTCAGATCTTGTCATGCTTCCAGCATGATCTTGGCAACGGTGACGTTAGCATTAGTTCAAGCGGTGGCGTCTTTTGCTACTTACCAAACTTAGACGGGTTCAACGACCGCAAGCTGACCATGATCTTGGACAGTCTGCTTTACGTTGATGGCCTTGAAGCAACAAAGACATCGGACTACCCTAACAGCTTGAACCGGGACTTCCGGTTTGAGTTTAAGTATGGTCCCGCATGGTACGAAGCCATCGTCGTTAGCATTGCCGCTTACGTGCGAGAAGACAGCCCAACCTGCCGCAAGGTGCTGGTTGGTACGGAAACCAAAACAGTCGAGACCTACAAGATAGTCTGCGACGACTGATCAGCCCGTCTGATCTCGGCCCCGAGGCTTCGGCCTCGGGGCTTTTTTTGCGCCTGCGAATTGATACCAGTTATTTGTCGTCGCGTGCGTGCATCGCGGGCGCGGGCAAGCGCGCTATATAACGGCCCACCCCCCCGTGGAACTTTACATTAAACCCCATTGTGATATTGTCAATCCATCGCAAGGGATTGCGATACTTTCAAACCCTTTTTACCATTAGGTGAATATCATGGCAAAATCCAATGCCAACACGTCCGCGCCCGCAATTCAAACCAATTCGGTTGAATTAGATTCTTTCGTATCGCTCCGCGATCTGGGTTATAAACAAGCCCGCGCTAGTGGCATTCTCGATTCGCAAGCCCGATATGCAATGGCCAATATCAAAGGGTTTCCTGACGATATTGACGATGAATCGAAAGCCGAGTTAAAAGCCGGTTATCAATTGCGCTACTCGGAGTTATATCCGAATGTAGAGTATGCCATCATTGATGGTAATTACTTGGCAGTTTCTGAATTGAGTAAAGAGTCGCAAGACGCTAAACTCGAAAGGGTAACGATTGGCATTGATTACATCATGTCATTTAGCACTCAGGCATGGGGCGCAATGCGTACCAGTAAAGACGGTCAACAAGTTAAATTGTGGACAGCGTTTAATCCGCGCCGTGTCAAGTTTATCAATTATGCTAATAACAGAATTGGTGAATTGCAGAAACGTGCAAAGATGCTAATTGTTGAACAATCTGGTCAGCAACGCCAGCGCACTGCAACAAAATCATTCGGTGAGGTAATTACCAATACCATCGATGATCTTAAAAAGCGTTGCAAAACCGCTCATATCCAACGTGGTGATGTAACAGCCAATACTAAATTGCTCGATGAAGCAATTGCCGCATTCAATGCGGTTTGGTTAAAAGGGTAATTAACCAATTACCATTCGGGGGGTCGCAGGCCGCAAGGTCTGCGGCTCCCCTTTTTTTGGCCCCGGCTATCTGATGCCAGTTCTTTGTGGTCGCGCGCGCGTAGGGCGCGTGGTCTGGCGTGGGCAAGACCGTTAATTAACGATCCACGTCCCCGTGGAATCGATTTTTCTTCTGTGAGTTTTCTGTTCTGTATCGGTTGTTCTACAGAACAGAAAATAGCATGAATACTTTTGGTTGTCAAATCGGTAGTTTTTGTTCCAAGCGTACTTCATGTAGGAACAGAGAAGAACAGCGTAAGTCTTTGATTACAAAGGAATGTTCCGTTTGTTCCATTTGTTCCACGATTTTTAGGGGGTGACCTTATAACGATTTTTTTTCGCGTTCGTCAAAGAAGCGCTGCCGCTGCACACAAAATTCTTCAAAAACATCACAAAAACCCCCTCCCCCCTCCAAAAACATGGAACATTGGAACAAACCACTCTTTTCTATATATTATATATTATATAATAAATATTTATTCTTAAAAATCAATCACTTACAACGCGTCATCCCACAAAACACAACGAATTTTGTAGACTTACGTAAACTTACGAAATTGGAACAAATGGAACAAATGGAACAAAAATTCCCCCCAAAACTTCATTTTAGAAACCAAATAAAGTATCTACATCGCCAGCCCCACGAAAAAAAGATATGCAATACCCTGTGTGTATATGTCAAGTTGTGTTATACTGTCAATAGGCAAGGCAAGTTCTCAACGCCGCAGCCTAACGCAGTGACCTAGATCGTTAACTAACAATCCACGTACCCGTGGAATCCGATAGGAGCAAGACATGAGCAAGATGAAAGCCTTCTACCATGATGAACTCATGGCGCAGACCGAAGCAGAGATGGGTTTCCCTGATCTCCCCCAAGTATTTATTCTCTGGTGCAGCGAACACCCAGACACAGAGCGCCACGTGATGGGCGTGTACTCAGACGAGGCGTCGGCGCACTTCGCCAGATTGTTGTTCGCAACGGGTGACCGGCTATCCGACTATGACGGTCGGTTCAAGTATGAGGTTCAAGCGTATGACTTGCAGGGAGGGGAAGTAGCATGATTCCCGAATGCGTCGATTGTGGTGAAGAGTACTCCACGGAGCGGTGGATGCTTGAGTATGACTGTTGCCTCCCATGCGGTGAGAAGCGGGCAAGACAACATCGGCACACCATCGTGCCGCTGAACAAGTCCCACTACTTCCCATGCTTCGACCGGGAGATGCTCAAGCAACTCAACCCCAAGACCGTCAACACATGAAACCATTCTTAACGCCAAAAGAATACTGGAAAAAACAAATGGGATACAGATCAAACGTCGCGTACACGATCCGGTTCACGAGCGACGATGACACATTGAACCGACAAGCGTTTTATACATTCATTGCCGAAGCCAAATCAGATGAGGTCACCCGGCAAGCCATCGAAGAGTGTGAGGTAGATGAAGTAGATCTGAGGATCAGCTTTGTGGTTGACGACATCAAGTGGTACGACAGTAATTTTGAAGTTATGTCGCACGATGCGCTCATCGACCTAACGGAGGAGTCCATCAATTCGCAGGAGGGGCCAGAGTGCATCGGCTATATCTTCGTGCGGTGCGGCGAGAATGACGATGACACCGAGGTCAGAGCAAGTGGCAGATACGACTTTCAGTGGCTATGGGTCAGAAGAACCATAGAGCGTGACTGGTGATGAGTCGGCTGCGCAAACCCATAGATCCTCGGGTCAACGAGTACATGATCAAGCGAGCGGAACGTGGCTCGACGTTTGATCTTGAGTTTATGACCAAAGTTTTCGATCCATCGGAACGTGGAACGTGGGATGAGGTCAAAGCGGTGACGGACGTGGGTTGGTTCAGTTATTCGGAAGAGAAAGTATCTGCTGATGATCATCTCGACCGCGTGGCGCGTGCGGGCTTCCAGTTTGATAGGGGGTTCGTCACAGATGATCGAACGTGGAGCGAATCATATTGGGTAATTCAACTATGGGAGAAGATGAAGAAATGAGAATGAGATTAATTGATCGTGCATTTAATTGGATGGCAGCGTTCTGTGTTGGATACGTGCTTGGCGTATCCATTGCAGCGATTATCGTTTTTTACTGGAGAACATGAGATGGACAAGCAAGAGGAATACGCCATGCGGCAAGTGATAGTTGCACAAGCCGTTTTGAAGGTTGTGCGGGACATTAAGAGAAATCACTTCGATGACATCGAGACCATTCTCGCTTGGCATTCAACCGAGAACCTTGAAGCGTTCATGGCGTACGACAACCCCAACGAGGACTAAAGAAAATGCTAGTTAAAGACAATGACGGAGAAGTAAAACTCCGGTTGGATTGGGGTCCGTCCCTGATCGGTTCCGCATACACCCGACCCACGCCCATGAGTTGCAAGGTGATCAGTTGGGACATGGAGCGACTGCAAACGTCCCTTCTTTTGCGGCACAAGGCGCAGTTTCGTGATCGGATCGTCAAGTATTTTAGATTTGGGAGAGTGTGATGGAGAGGTTTGTCGTAATAAATTACTTTCCACATGAACCAACGCAGGTGTATGGCGTGTTTGACAGTGAGGAAGAAGCGATTGAATACGCCGAGGCTCAAGGGATGAGTACGGGCGGCAACGCCTATGACGTTAAATTTATTCGTGACGTAAACGAGGAGTAATCATGGAAGAGACTTTCGAGGAAATTTTCGGTGCGCGGTGCGACGAGTACGAGGCAGGGTGTCCTACATGTGACGCATGGCGCAAGTGGGACGAGAAGATGGAGGACCAGCAGACGATCAAGGTTCGTATCAAACATGTCTACGGGACGCGGATGGTCTACCCGGACTGTGACAGGTCTCGGATCTTCGCGCAGTGCGCGGGTCACACGGTGCTGACGGACAACACGTTGGACTGTATCCGTAGGCTCGGGTATCTCATAGAAGTTGTACAGGAGAAAGTGACACTATAAAAAAGTTACACAATACCCTTGTACCATATGTACAGTTGTAGTATACTGTCAGTAGGCAAGGCGACTTGCCAGCGCGTCAGGATTGTTTCGTAGTCTGTGTCTTTAACTAATGATCCACGTACCCGTGGAAAGGAAACATCATGTTGAACAAACCAAAGCATCTCATCAGCCTCGCATCGTCCGGTATGTTGGTCAGCGTGGACATCAACGTCTGGTCTGCGACCAAGCAGAACAAAGCAGTCAGTCAGGAGGTGACTTCATCTAAGAATGCATCTGCTGCTGCCGGTCGGTACACTCAGCACTTGCTGGCCGATCATCCCAAGCACAAGGCGATCTCCAACTATCGCCAGACCGTATATAACTGGCTTCAGCGTCGCACCTACGAGTGGAACAAGGGCAATCAATACTTGCCACAAGTTGAGTTGGAACGATTTAAGAAAGAATATGACGAGCACAAGTTAGCGTTCGATGGTCACGTGGAATCGTTTATAGCGGAGTACGACAACATCGTAACGGCTATGGCTTTCACGCAGGGCGACATGTTCGACCGTAACGATTACCCGACCAAAGAGGTAGTTCGTGGCAAGTTCAACATGCGTCTATTCGTGAGCGACGTGCCGATGAATGACTTCCGTTGCCAGATCGCGCAGGACATCGCTGATGATTTGTTTGCCACATACAGCAAGCAGACCGAAGAGATCGTAGCGTCGATACTTCAAGATCAGCAAGATCGGTTCATTGAGGTGATGAAGAGCATTTCTTACTGTTGCGACACGGAGGAGGTTGTCGATAAGAAAGGCGAGACCAAGATCCGCAAGCGCAAGATCTACGAGTCCACGTTGGAGAAAGCGCGTGAGATGTGCGAGACCTTCAAAGATTTTAATCTTACGGGTAACGCAGAGTTGGAAGCGGCGCGCAGTGCGTTAGAGGATGCGATCAAGGGAGTATCTGCCGATACGATCCGTGACTCTGACGCGGTGCGCTCGCAAGTGAAGGGGGATATTGACGATATCCTCGGCAAGTTTGGTTCGTTCAGTTGCGTTTAAGTTTATTCAAGTCTAATTTAGTATCACCAAGGAGTATTTAAAATGGCTGCACTTAATTTCCGTTCCACCGTGACCATTGATGATCTGCGTCACGACATCCCCATCATTGGCGACGAGGTGTCCGTCGTTGTTCTGTCCGAGCCGGGTTGTGGCAAGAGTTCGCTCTTGAAGATGCTCGCTGAAGATAACGGCGACAAGTGGCGCAAAGCAGGGCAGCACTTCCCTGACGATAGTCGTGACTATATCTACGTAGATTGTCCGGTCAAGGACATGTCGGACATTGGCATGACCATCCCTGATCATGTCACCAAGGAGTTGATGTATTACGTGGCGTCGTTGTTCAATCTGAAAGATCCCCGCCCGAAGGTGATCATGCTCGACGAGTTGAACAAAGCGCCGAAACTCTTGCAGGTGATCTTCACCCGGATGCTGCTGGAGCGTATGGTCGGTGACGAGCCACTGCCTGATGGATCGTGGATTATTGCAACATCCAACAATGCGTCAGATGGTGTCGGTGACACGATGCTCGCTCACGCAGGTAATCGCGTGACTATCGTGGAGATGGCGAAGCCAAGCGTAAACGAGTGGTTGACATGGGCGAGCGCCAACGGTATCTCTCGGGTCACGAGGGCGTGGGTTTCTATGTACCCGAAGTGCCTGCAATCGTACAGAGAAGGGGATCATACAAAAGATAATCCATACATCTTCAAACCCGGAAGCGGTGTGTTGTCGTTTGTGTCTCCGCGCTCACTGACGAAGAACGATGTGATCGTGCGTAAGCGTGATCAGATGAAGCCAAACTTCGTGCAAGCGGCAATGGCCGGGACTATCGGTATCGCTGCTGCCAAGGACATGATGGTGTTCTTGGACATGGAGAAGAATCTCATAGACGTGAAGGACGTTATCAAAGATCCCAAGGGTGTCCCGGTTCCCGATGACGTTGCCGCGCAGTTGATGATGATGTTCCAAGCAGTCGATATGCTTGCGACTCAAGATGAACTATCTTCATTCATGGAGTTCGTCGAGCGCATTCGTTCGTCCGAGGTTCAAGCGGTGTTCTTCACCATGATGATGCGTAACCCACGAGCGATCAAACTCGCACGTAACAACGCGAAGATCGGTGAGTGGGCGAAGAACAATCACGAGTTGTTGTGAATGGTTCGATGATGGGATTGAGAAGTACGGTACTTTTCAATCCCGATCGGGTTAGTGTCCACCGTGGGGTGGAAAGTTAATTAATCAAGTAGAGGATAGTATGTCTAGTCAAGAGACTTTGTTGAAGCAAGCGCACATCGCGCTGATGAAGCACCCACAGACTGCACTGTACGCAGGTGTCATGCTGATGGGAGAGAGCGCGGTCGAGGATGGTAACTTCACCGCGTACACCGATGGTGTCAATAAAAAGTATTGCCGCCAATTCTTAGAGAAGATCACCAACCCTGCAAAGCGTCGGGGCTTGATCCTGCACGAGAACCTGCACGTAGCACTCAAGCAGTTGCCACGTCACATCGAGTTCTTCAAGGAGAACGCGAAGTTGGCGAACGTGGCAGCAGATCTAGTTGTGAATGACATCATCTATAACATCACTGGAACAATCGGTACGACGTCGGAACGTATCGTGGAGTTGCCCGACGGTGCGTTGTATGACTCGATGTTCCACGACTGGTCTATGCGTCAGGTATGGGATTACTTGAAGAAGCAGAATCCCACTCCACCCCCACGTGGAAAGGGAGATAAGCCATGCGACGAGGGGAATCCCGCTCCGGGCGGTGGCTCAGGGGATGAGCCGGAAGATGGTCAGGGCGAAGGGTCAGGAAAAATAAAAATCAATGGTAATGAGTTGAAGGAGATCCCTGACGGTGGGTTCGATGAGCATGACTTTGAGAAGTTGGTCGAGGGTATGTCTCCCGAAGATGTGAAGAAGATGGGTGACGCCATCGATAAGGCTCTACGTGAGGGTGGAATGTTAGCTGGGCGGATGGGTGGCAATATCCCACGCGCTATCAGTGATCTTCTTACACCAAAGGTAGATTGGAAGGACGCACTGCGCGACATCGTTTCATCATCGATCCGTGGCAAGGACGAATTCACGTGGCGTCGGCTGAACAAGCGTCAGTTGGTCAATGATCTTTATTTGCCGAGCATCGAGAACGAGACCGTGGGTGAGGTTGTGGTCGCCATCGATACGTCGGGATCTATCAGCGGTGACATTCTTACGGGGTTCGCAACAGAACTGGCATCTATTTGTGACTTGTGTGAACCGGAGCGGGTTCGCGTTCTGTGGTGGGACACGCACGTGCATGGCGAGCAGATCTTTGAGGGCAACTACATGGGATTGGCGAAGATGCTCAAGCCTGTGGGTGGCGGCGGTACTCGAGTAGGGTGTGTTAGTGACTACATCGGCAAAGAAAGAATCAACGCAGACTGTGTGATTGTTTTCACAGATGGCTACGTAGAGTCTTCGTTTGTGTGGGATGTGATCCCGCCAACTCTTTGGATGGTGACGGAGAATACATCGTTCCACCCCCCGGTGGGCAAGAAAGTAATGATCAACAACGATTAACAAGGTAGGAAGGAAATCAACATGTCTATTAATAAATTAATTTATGGCGAGTTCGCTACAGACTCGCTCATCACCGCACTCACCAACGACACGATGGTGTTACCACTCATCCGTGAGTTAAATCATCACTATGGTTTGATGGTGTTGGATCACAAACGCGCCTACCATCGTGTTGGCGCAGAAGATCAATGCAACAGTTTCCATCTAGTCGATAAGAATGGATTCGCGCAGGGTCACGTGTATGCGTGGGAAGAGGAAGGTAAAACGCACTATGCGTACTACACACCTCATGCGAGTAAAGAACGTGGCAAATCTGATGAGCATCGTTGCACGTGGACTAGCCACAAACTATCTTCACTGATGGGTGCGCTGAAAAAGAGTAATGCGATCAAACCCGATCTAACGGTCTTCAAACTCAGGCGAGCGGTGGACGGGTTGAAGAGTCAAGCAGAAGGTCACTTCGGTAAGATCTGGAAATCTACAGATCCGTTTGACGGTGACGAGATCCATCAACTGTTAAAGGCTGTTCTTCTCGGAGCGCCGTTGTTTGTAGACCGAACTAAATGTCAAACTGCGCTTGACAAATACAACGAGATCGATTCTAATCTGGTTGAGAGGAACAAAGAGATCACGAGGATGTTTGAGAACCCGTTCTATCTTATCGCGGCAGATAAGCGTGGACACTGCATGGTGGGTAAGGCCAAGCGAGTTAAGAACGGTAGCGATCCGTATCAGATCGAGATCGTGCAATCGTTCCGTCGCGTCACCCAAGAAACTCTCTATAGAGAATTCACGGACTTGGTTCCTATCTTAACTATGGCAAAAGTTGCTTACGAGGGGAAAAGTAACCAGATGATCACGCCGTTTATGCCTAGGGCTGACATGTACGACTCTAACTTAGATGTCGCTCTTTACTATCCAACAAGCGTCACGGAGTATCACGAACAATGGATGATGGTTCCGGTTGGTCTTTGAATGACTTCACTATCAAAGTCTACATGGCAGTAAGATTTAACGGTCTTAGTCCAGTTGTGCATTCAACCAACTGGACTTTAATTAGGGTTCCACTGCACCGTGAGGACGGAATTTACACGGTGCATGTGGGTGACAATTTCACACGAACTTACACGGACGAAACACTACCCGATTCAATCAAGATGCGGATGGCTATGATTCTTGCCAGCTATCAATTCATCGTTAGAGATATAGAACTTCTGAAGGCTGAACTGTATGTGAATCATGGCCCATTAGACTTACACGACATTGGCTGGCAAGCGTCGGATTCTTATTTTTGTATTGTTATACCAAGGTCAGACTTAGAGGAAATGAAAGGTGACACCCGAAGCGAAAGTTAAAGCCAAGATAAAAGAAATTCTCCAAGAAGAGAAAATCTACTACGCGATGCCAATAGGTACAGGGTACGGTAACTCAGGTGTACCGGACTTCTTGTGTTGTGTTCATGGTTATTTTTTAGGGATAGAAGCAAAAGCAAACGGAAACAAACCCACTGCTTTGCAGACTAAAAACCTCAAGCAGATAGTTGATAGCGGTGGATGTGCCATCGTAGTAAACGACGAGATCAAAAGTCTCTTCTACCTTAAAGACCTAATTAGAGAGTTGAAGGAGTTAAGTAATGGATGACAAAGAATTGGAGTCTCTGCGAGATCTATATGCGGGGTTGGCTATGTTAGGTTTAGTAGCGTCAAAAAACGTCTCTCGACGAGATCATGTTGCCCTCATTGCGTTTGAGTTAGCAGATTCCATGTTAGAAGCACGTACCGGCAAAGGTATTGTGTCCGTTAAATCGCCCATTCCAGAAGGGGAATAAAGTGGCTACCAAGACAGTAAGTAAACTAGATCGCGCAGTTAAACTGCTTAGTGCAGAACCGTTCATGTCTGTGGAAGACTTCACCAAGAAGTTAAAAATCAAAAAGCCTTACGCGTATATCCTGCGTAGCAAGGCGCGTGCGCTCATTCCGAAAGCATCGATTGAGGAAGCGGCAAACGAGAAGGCTCCAACGACGTTTATCGTTCCACCTCCACCTGACCTGCCACCTATTCAAATTCAATCTACATTTATCCCGGCGTTTTTGCGCGAGAATTTACCGCAAGAACAAGTTAATCACCCGCCGCACTACAAGGTTGGCGGGATCGAGACCATCGACTTTATCGAGGCGAAGGGACTAGATTACAACTTGGGTAACGTAGTGAAGTACGTCACTCGCGCGGAGTACAAAGGGAATAAACTCCAAGATCTGGAGAAGGCCCGTTGGTATCTTGATCGAGCGATCAGTAATCACGTAGACGGACGCGAACTAGTTTAATCGACCGGGGGGTGCGGTTCTGCCGTACTCCCCTTTTTTGTGACTGTACTAGCCGCTATCTAATGTTTATAACTTTAGACTTTGAGACATTCTACGACTCGAAAATTAAACTCGGGTTCAAACACCAAACAACAGAGGAATACATACGCGACAAACGCTTTGAGGTAATTGGCGTCGGTGTCAAGTTTGACGGGGGGGAGGCCCGATGGGTCACGGGAACCAAGGACGAGATCGCTAAATATCTATCCACCCTACCGTGGGACGATAGTGAAGTCCTGTGCCACAACATGTTGTTCGATGGCGCGATCCTCAGTTGGGTATACGGCATAAAACCCAAGGCGTTGCGCGATACGTTGTGCATGGCGCGGGCGATCCACGGAGTGGACGTTGGGGGTTCGCTTGCCTCACTAGCGTTGCGCTATGGGATCGGGGTCAAGGGTGACGAGGTTGTCGCTGCCGAGGGCAAGCGTAGGCTAAACTTCACCAAAGAAGAACTTGAACAATACGGGCGGTACTGCGTGAACGACGTAGACCTGACCTACAAACTGTGGGGTCAGTTATCCAAAGACTTTCCTCAATCAGAATTAGATCTGATTGACATGACGATCCGCATGTTCACGGAGCCTGTGCTGACCGTGGATGACGCGATGCTTGGGCAAAGATTGACCGAGATCACGTATGAGAGAGTCATCATGTATGGCAAGGTGTACGCTGCACTTGGGGGACACGATACGTTAATCGATTACAAGGAAGTTCCGAAGAAGTTGCATAGCAACAAGCAGTTCGCGGAAATCCTCAAGACAATGTTTGGCATCGACCCGCCAATGAAGATAAGCCCAACGACGGGCAAGCCTACCTATGCGTTGGCTAAAAAGGACGAGGGTTTCCTTGCACTACTTGAGCACGAGAGCGAGGACGTTCAGATGTTGTGCTCGGTCAGGCTCGAAACCAAGTCTACCCTTGAAGAGACAAGGATTGAGAGATTCATTGACGTTGGCAAACGTAACCGAGGTCGCATCCCCATCCCTCTGAAATACTACGGGGCGCATACAGGCCGATGGTCGGGTACGGACAAGGTAAACTTCCAGAACCTTCCGTCAAGAGATAAAAAGAAGAAGACGCTCAAGAACGCTATCTGTCCGCCCGATGACCATGTGGTGGTCAACTGTGACTCTTCTCAGATTGAGGCGCGGATACTTGCGTGGCTGGCTGGTCAGAATGATGTAGTAAAACAATTCGCCAAGGGCGAGGATGTGTACTCGATCTTCGCAAGCGAGGTCTACAACATGCCAATCACCAAGGCCAACCCCGAGGAGCGGTTTGTTGGTAAGACCTGCATCCTAGGTCTTGGCTATGGTACAGGCGCACTAAAGCTGCAACACACATTAGCCACGGCACAACCCATCAGCGTCAAGATCAACGACGAGGAATCCAAACGCATCGTCAAGATCTATCGGGACAAGAACAAGAAAATCGTTGACCTATGGCGCGAGGGCGACAAGATGCTTGAAGGTCTGTACACGTGGTCAGATGAGAGTTCGCCGTTCGACTATGGCGAGCATGGCGTGGTCAAGGTCGATAGAACTGGCATCAGGTTACCCAACGGGTTGTACATTCGTTACCCAGAATTAAATAAAAAAACGGACGAGGGCAAGACGCACTATGTCTACAAGTCACGTCGAGGGGAGATCCCACTGTGGGGTGGATCGATAGTCGAGAACGTGGTGCAAGCGTTGGCAAGAATAGTCGTGGGCGAACAGATGCTCGCTATTCAACGTCGCTATCGTGTCGTGCTTACTGTGCATGACGCGGCGGTGTGCGTAGTACCAGAGGCCGAGAAGGACGAGGCGCTCGCGTATATCATGGAGTGCATGTCCACTCCCCCGGACTGGGGCAAAGATTTGCCGATTACCTGCGAAGCAAAGGTTGCAAACAGCTACGGGGAGTGTTAATATGTCTACTTGCGCTTTACAAACGGAACCGAAATGAACTACACGTGGTCGTTCTCCTCTCTCAAGGATTATGTAAATTGCCCTAGGCAATACCATGAGATAAAAGTATTAAGGCGGTTTCACAAGCGACCCACGCCCGAGATGACCTACGGAAACGAGGTACATAAGGCGGTAGAAAACTACGTCAAGGACGGGTCTGAACTAGCCAAAAACTACCGGCAGTTTCAGCCTGTGCTTGATGTGCTGGTTGAAATGGAGGGAGAAAAGTATCCCGAGCACAAGATGGCTTTGAACCGCAACGGTGAAGCTACCGATTACTCAAAAGATTATTGGGTGAGAGGTATCGTTGACCTGCTCATCATCAACGGTGACAAAGCGCACATCGTTGACTACAAAACGGGCAGCAACAAATACGCTGATTCAAAACAATTAAAGCTGATGGCGCTGATGACGTTCGCGCACTTCCCAGAAGTTCAGCATATCAACGCGGCGTTGCTCTTCATCGTCAAAGAAAGTTTCTTGGAAGAAGAATACAAGCGCGAGGACATCGATGAGTTGTGGGGTTACTTTACTGGCGATCTAACCCGCTTGCGTATCTCATACGAAGCAGACATTTGGAACCCAAACAAGACGCCATTGTGTGGATGGTGTCCGGTCACTACTTGCGAACACTACAAGGACAGGAGGTGAGCATGATTGATAAAGAAAGGGCTGACGCTTGGAAGCTATGGTGGAAAACTGAACACGGGAAGAATCAACCTATGGGTGGGTATCACCCGATGGAAGGGTGGATGCATGGCGCGTTTACGGCGGGGTGGGAAGCAGCGAAGGCAAGAACTTGCCCTCCTTGCAATGGCAATTGCAATCAAGGAAGAGAATGTCCAGCGAGGGATTGAAATCATTACCCCCAAATTGTCAGCAGTGCAGAGTAAAACCAGCAACACACAAAGTACCAACGGCGAAGGGCAACACGTTCCGTTGGAAGTGTGAAAGTTGCTATAAGAAGTTAGGCCCGAGCGGGTTTAAGGAGAAGTTTGCGTGACTAAAGAAGATGTTATGAGGATGGCGCAGGAGGCTGGTGACGATTGGGACCACACACTTAAAGAAGACCGTGAATTCCTTGAACGCTTTGCCGCCCTTGTCGCCGCGCATGAGCGGGAAGAGTGCGCCAAGACATATAGCGAAGTGGATTTGGCTGATGCGTACAAGAAGGGCTGGGATGACGCAATGCTCCGCAACAGTTTGGGGGAAGCATGACCGACCACGAACTTATGCAACAGGCGCTGAGTGTTCTGTGCAATAACGTATATCCCAGAGATGGGGTCAGAGATAACAGGCATCTAACACCTAAAAGCCACGCTGACATTTATCAACAAACCATAGACGCTCTGTTCAATAGGCTGGCGCAACCAGAGCGTCAGTGGGTCGGGCTGACGAATGAGGATATTGCGTGTATGGATTGGGAATCGTTTGTAACAAAACGAGACTGCGCTAATGCAATTGAGGCCAAACTAAAGGAGAAGAACACATGAGCACGCCTATTACCCCGCAACAGATGATTCAATCGGTGCTTGATGCGCTCAATGAGTCTGTCAAAGACATACCCGAGGACAGGCGCGAAGAGGTTAAGGCAAAGATACTGGACAATTTTTGGGCGGCTATGTTTAAAGGACCAGCGAAGAATGAGATACGGAATCCTTGATGACGAAGGCAAGGTAATTCGGTGGGTGTGGCATCCCCCGCCATACCCGCATGTGGTTGAGAAAATTAAACGCCAGCGCAGACCAAAGCTGGATTTGTCTAACGTACCAGACGCACTATTTTAAATGACACAAGAACGAGTAATTGATTTTCTACACAACAGGGGCGAGTGTCCCGTTCAAGACATTGAGATAAGCGGATTAACAAAGAAAGCAATTGCTGGAATCCTTACGAGACTAGCTGGCAGCAACCGCGTCACACGACGAGAAGTTCACTACAAGAACCGATACATGTGGGCGTATACACTTGTTGGTCAGTCCCAAGAACCCGAACACTTCTACATCCTTAGAAACCTACCGAGAAATTCATGATTGATTATTCTGAACCATACCTTGCCGCCAAAAAGTTCCTGCAAGATGTACATGACGCGATGCTAGAACAGGATTATGATGGCGCTATCTCGGCTGCGCAGGGAGCGTTGGTTGAGGTACGGATGATCCACGTTGCAATCCTCGACGCAAGAGACCAGCAAGATGCCCTACGTAAACAAACCGCGTCCTTACAAAAAGGAATACCAGCAACAGAAGGAGCGGGGTGAACTACCCGCTCGGATGGAACGTCAGCGAGCAAGACGCAAGCTAGACCATGAAGGCGTTGATAGATCAGGTAAAGATGTCGCACACGTTAAAGCACTCAGCAAGGGCGGTTCTAATGCTGACGGAATCCGTCTGGAAAGCGCAGCCAAGAATCGCTCCTTTAAGAGAAACTCAAAAGGCGCATTGGTCTCAGAGACCAGCAAGCGTGAAAGGAAGTAGCGAAGCAGTTAGGTGTGAGTGTGCTTCGCCGGGGGTTTTGGTTCCCCGAGTTAACCGCATCAGTCAAGCGGTGTCTTCATGATGTCCTCCTCCTCGGCATGTCGGGCTTGACCGACTGACCCCCGTAAGGGGTCACCTACAGTCATTCAGTGAGATCTAGTATGGTAAATGAATATAATTGGCCGGGATTATATACCCCGTTCAAACATCAGAAGACCACGGCTGAGTTCTTAGCCACAACCAATCGGGCTTTCTGCTTCAACGAGGCAGGTACAGGTAAGACATCTTCCGTCATCTGGGCGGCAGACTACCTGATGAGTAAGAAAGAGGTTAACCGCGTTCTTATCATTTGCCCGCTCTCGATCATGATTACCGCATGGCAAGCCGACGTATTCAAGACGGCTATGCATAGAAGCGTTGCGGTTGCTTACGGCTCAGCAGAGAAGCGTAAGAAGATTATCCAAGGAAGCTACGAGTTTGTAGTGATCAACTACGATGGTGTAAACATCGTGTGGGAAGAGATCTACCACTCAGGGTTTGACCTCATAGTCATCGACGAAGCCAACGCGTATAAGACGGCTTCTACCAAGCGCTGGAAAACCCTAAAAAAAGTATTAAGGCCATCAACCAGACTATGGATGTTAACAGGGACGCCAGCCTCTCAATCACCACTTGATGCTTATGGGTTAGCAAAATTAGTTTCTCCCCAAAATGTACCGCAATACTTCACTGCGTGGCGCGATAAAGTGATGACGCAGGTCACGCAATTCAGATGGGTTCCAAAAATAGATGCCCAGAAAAACGTCTACACAGCACTCCAACCCGCCATCCGATTCAAAAAGTCAGACTGTCTGGACTTACCTTCTGTGATGTACCAGACGAGGCACGTTGCACTAACACCCCAAGTAGCTAAATACTACAAGGTTCTCAAAGAGCAGATGCTTGTCGAAGCAGCAGGTGAGCAGATCACCGCAGTCAATGCGGCGGCAAAAATGAGCAAGCTGTTGCAGATCTCAGGCGGTGCGGTCTACACCGACGAGGGCGATGTCATCGAGTTCGACATCAGCCCAAGACTCAACGCGTTGATGGAGGTGCTAGACGAGACAGACAACAAGGTGCTGGTGTTTGTCCCGTTCACTCACACCATCGACCTAGTTTCACGTTTCTTAACCAGCCAAGGAGTCAATAGTGATGTAATTAACGGAAGTGTATCACCAAGGGAGAGAGCAGACATCATCAACCGTTTTCAATCAACGCCCGATCCAAGGGTGTTAGTCATTCAACCACAAGCCGCTTCGCACGGAATCACGCTTACTGCCGCTGACACCGTGGTGTTCTGGTCGCCCGTCACTTCGGTAGAGACATACCTACAATGTATTGCTCGCATCGACCGTGTTGGTCAACAGAACAGTATGACCGTGGTTCACCTGCAAGGTTCAGAGGCTGAGCGGCGTGTCTACGAGATGCTGGAAGGCAAAGTAACATCCCACGAGAAGCTTGTGGATCTGTACAAACAGGAGTTAGGAATTGGAACGCAACCTTGAAGAATTAGTCAAAGCCTACTTGACTATTAGAACCGAACGTGAGACACTGAAGGCTCAGTACGAGGCCGACGACAAGGTGTTCTTAGATGACATGCTGGCTATCGAAAAAGAGATGCTGGTCATCTGCAACGACACCAACGCGAGCAGCATCCGTACTGGAAGCGGCACAGTGATCAGGAAACTTAATGAGCGTTTCACGACGAATGATTGGGATAACTTCAAAAAGTTCGTCATGGAAAACGACGCGGTTGATCTGTTGGAACGCCGCATCCATCAGGGCAACTTCAAGCAATTCATGGCCGAGCACGAGCAAGATGGCTTACCGCCCGGTGTGAATGTAATGAGGGAATTCGGCATCGTAGTTCGCAAACCCTCCAATTAGTCAACACAGTTAGGATTTAAAAATGGCAAACGATTTAGTAACTCTTCTCGCTAGCAACCCCGCACTTGTCCAGACCGGTCTGGATGAAGATACTCTTGCAGTAGCAGGTGGCGGTGGTGCTGCACGTAGCAAACGTGTGTCCATCAAAGGCGGTGTATTCCGTTTGATGTCTGGCGGCAAAGAGATCGGTGCGATTGAAGATCGCCACATGAACGTGATCTTCGTGAAGATGGCGCACCAAGCCTCGCGTATGTACTACGAGTCGGGCTATCAAGAAGGGCAGAAGATTAGCCCCACGTGCTGGTCTGCTGACTCCAGCGCGCCTGATCCCGAAGTGAAGACCCCGAAAGCGTCTAAATGCAGTGAATGCGAGATGTCGGTCAAAGGATCGGGACAAGGCGGTCTGGGTAGCGCTTGCCGTTTGTCGTGGCGTACCGCAGTAGTGTTGCCTAACGATCCATCTGGGGATGTGATGCAACTTGTTCTGCCAGCAACTTCTACCTTCGGGAAAGAAGACAATGGTCGGTTCCCGTTCCGTCCGTATGTTCAGCACTTGGCGTCGCACAATGTGTCCGCAGGGCGCGTTGTGACCAAGATGGCGTTTGATACTAAATCGCCAACGCCGAAGGTGTTGTTCTCACCCGCTGGTGCAGTACCCGAGGCTGACCTTGAGATCATTGCGCGGCAGTCCAAGAGCGCGGCGGCTGAAGCTGCGATTAAAATGAACGTGTTCCAGACCGACGAGAACGAGGTTGTTGAGCCTCAAAAACGTCCGGTTGCCAAAGCTGCTGAAGTCCCTGAGAAGGACATCTCAGATGTGGTCAAGAAATGGTCTAAGAAGTAATGTCCAGAACGTACAGCGAACCCTTTTTGATTAAGCTGTTCAAGGCCAACCCCCATAAGCCGGGGGTGGCTTTGGCTATGGCTTGCGTCAAGGCTAACTTGCCAGCTAAGTATGTGGCCGATGCTCTTGACGTAAGCCGTATGACGATCTTCAATTGGTTTAACGGGAACCAAATCCGAGAGAAAAATATCTTGAAGATTGAAACGCTGACGGACATCATTGAGAGTGACACCGCCAAAGAGATTCTCCCGGCTAGGAGCGTCGCAGAGGCAAAACTTTACCTCGAAAGAATAGTAGGGAGAGAACTCAACGGAAACAAATAGCCACGGGGGGCGACCCCCGTTGTTCTAACAAAGCGAGGGAGACCTCGCTTTTTTCAACTCTGCGAGACATGTTAAAACAATTCTACGAGAAAGCATTGCCCACGCAGGGTGTCTACTGTGTCAGTGGTTTTGATCTACACAACAACATCAAGAACCGATATGCAGAGACACTCGACGGTGTTTTGGAAGAAATTGAGAAGTTCAAGAGTAAAGATCTAAATGTCTCTGTAGCCCTAGGTTCTTTTGACGGATACAGCAGAAAGGCTGCTGATTGTTTATACGTTAAGTCATTCTTTATTGATCTCGACGTAGGCGACAACAAAGCGTATGCAGAAAAAGGCGACGCGCACGTAGCGCTCTTCAAACTTATAGGCGCTACGGGTTTACCCGATCCAATCGTTGTTGACTCAGGCGGTGGGCTTCATGCCTATTGGTTGATGGATCAAGACATTCCGGTTGATGAATGGAAAGTATTCGCAGAGAGATTTAGATCACTCTGTTTGATGCACATAGTGATTGACCCCGTGGTCACGGCAGATGCCTCCCGGTTGATGCGAGCACCGGAGACCTTTAACTATAAATATAACCCGCCACGACCTACGCTATTTATTAGTGACGAGTTCCCAATCTACAGTTGGCAGGAGTTCAAAGAGTTCTTTGGTGAGGAACCACTAAAGAGCGAAGCATCCGTCCTTGAAGTAGCGTCGAAAGGTCTGGATGACGATACTCTTCAGATGCTGAAGTTGGATAACTTCACGAAAAGTTTTGAAAAGATAGCGGCAGAAAGTATTGAGGGTACGGGCTGCAATCAGATAAAAAATATTCTGGTGAACGCCGCCACCATAGAGGAGCCACTGTGGTTCGCTGGCCTATCCATAGCCAAGTTTTGTGAGGATGGCGCGACTGCTGTCCACCTAATGTCAGAAGATCACCCGGAGTATGACTACCATAAAACAATACAAAAAGTTGAACCTATTCCTGCCCCTCGGAAATGCGAGTGGTTCATCAGTAACTACTCTGACGGATGTAATGGGTGTCAGCACAGAGGCAAAATTGCAAGCCCCATCCTCCTCGGACGAGAACTCAGAGTTGCCCCGCCGTCTGATACGGAGGAATCAGTTTGGACGCAACCGGATACCAAAACGATTCCAGATTTCCCTGAATTCCTGATGCCGTTTGTGCGCGGGCATAACGGGGGGATTTACTTTCTGCCAGCACCCACCATAGACAAGAAGGGCATCAAGCACCAGAACGATCCAATCCTGATCCTACCTCACGAGTTTTTCCCCGTCCGAAGGATGATGAGTCCTCACGATGGAGAGTGTCTGCTCATGAGATTGGTGCTTCCACGGGATTCGATGCGGGAGTTCCTCTTGCCGCTAAAGCATGTCTACGCGCAGGAGACTTTCAAAGCAATGATGGCGTACAACGGCGTACTTGCCTCATCGCCCAACACCAAACTTTTAATGGACTACGTTGTGAAGTGGGGTCAATACATGCAGACAAATACGGTGGCGGAGACCATGCGTATGCAGATGGGATGGACAGAAGAAATCACAGGCGAAAATTGGTCAACGCGCAGCTTCGTCATCGGCAACAAAGAGATTAACTTCAACGGAGAAACTTTGGACGCACCTTCATCACCATTCGTCAAAGGCATCGCTAAATATCTCAAGCCGCAAGGCACGTACGAGCGTTGGCGCAGTTCGTTTGACGAGTTGAACCGACCTCAATTTGAGCTACATGCCTTTGCTGGAATGGCTGGTTTTGGTACAGTTTTGATGCCATATACGTCAACTTCCGGCGTCGTAATGTCCCTTTTAGGTAAGTCGGGGTGTGGTAAGACCGGTGCTTTGTACGCGGCTTTGAGTCCTTTTGGGAACCCCAAGGAGCTATCCGTGTTCGATGCCACCGAGAACGGGCTGACCGGACGCTACCTTGGGTTGAAGAACCTACCGTTTGGATTGGACGAGGTATCGAACCGTGAAGCCAAACCAATGTCGCAGTTGGTGCATAAGATCTCTCACGGTAAGGCCAAGATCAGGATGCAGAGTTCGGTTAACGCTGAACGCGAGCATGAGATGTCGGCGTCATTGATTGCTATCTTCACAACAAACCAATCGATCTACAGCAAGTTCGAGCAATTTAAAGCTAACCCTGATGGAGAAGCAGCACGCCTGATTGAGTTCCTAGTCCACAAACCTGACGTACTTGAAGGTGAGGGTGGTGGCGCATTGGGTGCAAAGATCTTTGATACGTTCACCTACAACTACGGACACGCTGGTCCGATGTTCATCAAAGAACTTTTTAAGTTAGGCGACGCATGGATCATTGAAGAGATCGGCAAATGGAACGCACGGTTTATCAAGGATTTTGGCGACAGTTCAACATATCGCTTCTATCAAAATCTTGTGGCGGCAGTTTTTACCGCCGGTACGATTGGCAACAATGCAAACATTTTTAAACTAGATCTGGACCGTATCTACCACATAGTCATTCGGTCGATGATTGAGATCCGTGACAACGTGGTCAAGATCAACCGCACTGACTACCCGTCTGTGATTGGCGATTACATCAACAAGAACATGGCGAACATTCTGGTCATCAAGGACGGTAAGGTCACGATGGAGCCACGAGGCGCTATCGTAGCGCGCATAGTCAGCGAGCAGAGTCTCTTGCAGGTCTCCAAGACTGACTTCAAAAAGTATCTCAACGAGCGTCAGATAAGTTCGCGCGAGTTTGAGTTTGAGATGAAGGCACAGAACATTCTGGTAGATGACAAGAAGGGTCGCCTGACTACGGGCTGGAAAAGTTCAATCAGCGTAGACCCAACTCACCTGTATTGGTTCAAGACCCAAATCCCGGAGGAATGGTTTGACGCCGGATCTGATCAAGGAACCTGAGTGGATTTTCCCGTTCATGGGAATGAGGGTTGGGGATAGTTTCTTTATCCCCACCCTGCGTGTATCGCAAATGATATACGCTATTGAGACCGCATCCAAAAAAGAAGGTATGCGGTTTAAGGTTTACCCATCAAGCAAAGACGGACACTTAGGTGTCCGTGCTTGGCGCACAGGTTAGGGTTTTACCCCGTAAGCTTTATAAATCTCAACCAAATTGTGCTTAATTAAATTCTCTTGGAAGTTGATGATCCTGACTATCGCATCACGATCTCTTGGTTCTAGAGCAGTATTGAGTCGAACTTCCTTGGCTTGATGCCGCAAATCCCGCAACTCTTGGTTCTTGTCATGGTTGTACATGTCTACCAGAGTGCGGTGCATTGGATGATTAATATCGTACTTCATCGCCATTAGCGGGTCAGTATCGAACTGTTTTATCTGTTTCTCGATATCTTGAATCTTCTTCTCAACCGCAGAGAATTCACGGGAGTCCACGTTTGAGCGTGACCCAAAGAACGAACTAAACAACGGCAGATCAGTCTTTGGCTTGAAGTCTTTTTTGCCACCAACAACAAGCGCAACGTCGTTCCCAACTTCAAGGTACTTAGCGATTCCGTCTAAGTAACTATTGGACAAGAAGTACAGGGTGTTGGGACTGATGTCGATATCGCCAACCGTATTGTTGGCTACCCATCTAGCGGCTTCTTTGTAGATCTCTGGGATGTGATCGCCACCCGTGTAGGCATCACCCATGCGACGGTTCTGGTCGTTGTAGATCTCTTGGCCAAGACCATTTTTATTGAGAGCAAACTCAAGCAGTGGACGTACTACGCTAGGCGCAACGGAATCCAGAACGAACTCAAGTGGCATCTCCGTGGCTGGCATACGCGAGATCGGGATCGGCACAAACGAGTCCAACGAAATCTGAAGGAAGACGTTAGCCAACGCATCGCCGATTGATTGTTTGCCAGCTACCGCCGCTGCCAATTGCGCCCCTGATGCAGCAAATGCACCAAGCCCGAAGCCCCACGGCATCTGAAGCACCAACGGGTCTTTCAGTCCAATCGCTTCGCTGAGAACTTTTGGGACATGGAACCGCGCATAGCGAGTCCACTGCTGCATGTTGTCCGTACCGACCGGGTTGCGTCCCAAGTCATCGTCATCATCGGCAAACATGAACGCCATCGTGTAGGTCAACGCACCAAGACCCATCAAACCGGCGGTCATTATCTGTGCGTTCTTACGGTTCTGACTGTAGTTGGCTAAGAACTTATCCCTAGTAGCAGGATCTTTCCTTAAATTTTCTGGCAGTTCTGCTTTTAAACTTTCCCAAGCGCGATCTGCCGTACGGAATGCCGGAGCAATAGACTCGATGGCACGCAGCGCGCCCGTAGCAGACGGACGGAAGAACATGTAAAGGGAGCCTAGGGCTTTACCCCAATCGCCGACCTGCTCAAAGTTGGCTAGGTTTTTGGCGTAGGCAGCAGCTTTTGTTTTTGCCGCATCACCTGTTATGTTATTAGCATATGCGTCAGCTTTAGCCACACTGTATGCGGCAGAACGGCTTGCCAATTCAAACATGTCCGTCCAAACATCAATGAATTTCTCTAGCTGTTCTACTTTCGTGAGGATGCCTGACCGACCAACTTCTTTGTAGAGTTGCTCAAAGTTTGATTTGATGGTCAGTCCGTGGAGGTACGACACCATGCCGCCCTCTTTGATGAACTCAACCATGTTTGCAATGAACGGGTCTGACGCCGCCAAACCTTTGAGGGCTTGTTGACTTCTAGCATCTGACTTGTCGTACAGAACAGCAACCTGCATCGCCTTGTACAAACCGCCGTTAGTGACAAGACTAGACATTGCGCCCAAATATTGGGCAGCTTTTGCTGGCCCCATATCCGCACCAATCGCACCAGCGTTAGTCAACGCATCACGTGTGAAGTTCATCGGCGCAAAGTTAAAATTGTACCGAGTGTGCGTTGCCCCGACTTTGCTGGTCAGCCAGTTAGCCGCATTGATAAGTGGGCTTGTAGATTCAAACGTACGCCGGATCGATTCTCGCAGTGCGTTGTCGTTGATCTCAAGAACTTGGAGGCTACCGTCTTCATTGAAGTGAAAGAGGGTCCGCTCTTTAGGAAGGCTCTCAATAAACTTGGGATCATCACGCTCTTCAAACGATCTTTTCTTGGATACTTTTCCACTAATAAGTTTTTGCTCGATAGCATTTTTGATGGCAAGAGTCACATCCTTACGCCCCGCACGCAGCGCAGCTTGTGTAGCGTAGGCCATTGCGTGGAGTACAGGATTATCAGCAGCAGTTTCCCGGCCCGACATTGGGCGTTCGATTTGCTGGAACTCTTTACCATTACTCTTCATGGTCTCAAAGTTCAGCATCTCATCAGTCTGAGTATGCGCTCCCTTACCTTTGAACGAAACGTAGTTCTGGAAGTTGTAGAAGTTCTTCCGGTTATCGACCGGCTTTGACCAGTAGTTAGACTGTTTATCTAGCTCAATAGTTTTCTCATTGAGCCGCCGCATATCACTTATGATTTTGTCTACCAACGCCTTGTTGGGATCACTGAGATATTGAGCCATGACGTTCTTGATGCTGGCTGGATCAAGGTTGGTCATGTTGAAAGTCTGGTGGGAAGGATCTATTTCTTTGATGTTATCTGGACTAAATCCGGTAGCCACCACGTTGTTTGTATTGACGAGCGGGTTGCCGTTCGCGTCACGCATGATCGTGACTTGACCAGACGGGTCCACCTGAGTCTGGAACACAATACTTTCTAACGTAGAACGTAACTGAAGGGCTTGCGCCTGCGTCATGTTCTGGCTTCTATTGAGTTGATTTAGTATGGCTGTACGTACATCAGCCGCCGAAGATGGTTTACCACTTACCATAAACAGCTTTTTTTTGTCATCAAGCGGAGCCGACAACAAGAACTTCACCATGCTACGCTCGGGGTTGTGCAGTACCTCCAAGATTTTGTGTAGACGGGCAAGCGTTTTGTCCACGTCAAGGTTCATAGCCTTGGCGTATTGCTCTATTGTCGTACGAAGTTCACTAGCAATCGGATCAACTTCACTGTTATAGATAGCCCGACCACGCGCTGGCGCAAGTGTCAGCAAAGTGTAGACCGCGTTGATCATCGGGCCGTCAAAGTTAATCAAGCCAGCGCGCTCGCGTGCTTTTTCCCATACCTTGGCTGCGTAACGGTTGTTGGCAAACTTGGTGGCGAGCGTTGTGAAACCCTGTTTTGTGGTAACTACGTTTTTGATTGCCGTAAACAGCGGTACTTTCTTTTCCTTGAACCGTGTGTAATTATCGTCATCGTGATTGTTTAGGTCGATGACGCGTGTGGGCGTCGCTGGCTTTGTCTGCCGCCCAGCGGGAGCGTTGGCTTCCAACCTCCCTAGATCGATTGCACCCTCTTGTGGCATAGCAATCTTCGAGAAGATCTCAGAAATCTCCACGAGAAAATTGATCTGGCCGTTCGCTTGTTTTTCAGCGTTGTACCCAACTGCTTTGGCAATTGCCCTACTAAGACTTGTCCAAAGGGTTCTAGCGGTAGGCAACAAACTTTCATACAAGAGAGTTTCAGTCCACTCTCTCCATTTGCCAACTACTTTTCCGGGTTCTTTGCCAAGTTTGTCATGAATGGCGCTAGCAACAATGTTCGACGCCTTCATTGCTCCCATAGCAGACGGACTGATTCTGTTCAGTTCCCGCTGGAATTGAGGCTCCGTCATAGCATAGGCTATGAACTCATAGACGTTCTTGAACGCTGTTGGGTAAGTTTTACCAAGGTAGTCTTTAGCTTCTTCCATAAGCTGCTCAAGCTGAAAGCAAGCAAGGATCTGATCCTCAGACAACTGGGAACGTAGCTGGTTACCATGCGAATACTTGTAGAGCACCTGTACGGTCGCCGCATGAGTAAGTTCATGCAGAATTGTGGACATCGTTAGTCCATTCGGTGCCAACCTAATCTTATTGGTAAGCGGATCATACGAACCGTACGCGTCTGTTTCTCTACCTTTGTTATCCCTGATTACGTCTACGATCTCAAACGTGGTGCTGAGTTTCATCGCAAACAAAGCTTGAGCCAGCCCTTTGTGGACTAACGCAGTGAGGTTCCCGCCCGTTGGTGCTGACCTAAAAGCCTGCAAAAGCTTTTGCAGTTCGTTATCTTTTACCAGCTTGACCGCTTCGGCGGTGAGTGGCCTATCTTCAACAACCCGAGAAAATGGTACGTACGGTTCTGCCGTATCTCGCTGGCGTTGAAACTTTTCTTGGGCAGCGACGCCCGCACGAATCATTTCAAGTTCGCGTTTATTTATATCAGCTTCTGCTTTCTTTTGCTGCTCTTCAGTAAGCGATTTATTGTCATGGATCAAACGCTCTGCAAGTCTGGCAAATGCGTAGTCCTGCTGCACACCGGCTTCGTTTGTATCTCCTTTCTCTTTCAAAGCGTTTAGGTACGCTAACTTTTGGGCGGTCGTCAGTTTATTCCACAATGGAAATTTGAACTTAAAGTGCGCCTCAACCGCTTCCCGGTTGTATTCGTAGTTGTTGGTAATCCTTTCGCGGCGCTGGTCGCGCTCTTTGCGGGCTTGCTGTTCTTTGCGTTCTTGTTCAGTTTTGGCTTTGATATATCCTTCGCCGCGCCCGTGCGTTAGAGCGCGATAGGCTTGCAACTTTTTACCAGCTTCCCTATGTTCTGGCCGGTCACCGTATTTAATCAGCGAAAAATATAAATCTTTATCAGCGGGGGAAAGCTTTGACCAAGGTGGCAACTGAGACAACCTAGGACCGTGGCGCTCTAGTGCTACCTCTGCTTCGGCAAGAGCGGCAGAAGCATCGGTCTCTTCGTTGTCTGCTTTCTCTTGTTCCTTCTCTAATTCTTGTACACGACTTTCGTCGTTTTGTTCGCGGGCTGCTTTTAAGTCAGCTTCAATTTGCTGCACTTTCTCTTGCGCTGCATTAAATTTTGTTTGTGCTTCTTCTTGGGCTAGTGATAGCTCAACACGTTCAGCATTTTTTGCTTTTGCTTCTTCCGCAATCTCAGCGTGAGTCTGGTTGTACTGATTTTCCATTTCATCAGTATCAAACGAATACTTCATAGGGCCTTTTGGTTCGCCCTTTTCGTTTACATACGAAGCTTCTAAATCACGCTGACGTTGCTCTTCTTGTTTACGAGTTTCTTCCCGCTCAAGACTTAGAGCGTAATCATTTGCCGTGTCGCGTTGTTCTTGCCTAGACCGAAATGGTCCGATTGGTTCCGCAAGCAGTTCATTACTTTGCTTCGTAGGTTCGCTACGCGCTATTTCAAAATCATCTTCAAGCTGATGTAGATCAAGTAGCGCATCTTCAGCTCTACCTTTAGTTACTCTTGAAGGATTATTTATGTACGCAATTTCCGCGTCATTAAGTATTTGCCTTTGCTTAATCACCATGTCTCGATCTGCTTGACTTAAATCTTGCAGATTTGCATCTAGTGAGACCGTTAAAGCACCTACTGAATTGGGTTTAGTTCCTTCTCCAACATTAATTGGTGTAGTGCTTGGTGCAACATCGCCCACTCCGCTTGTGTCAACGGCGGCAGTTCCTTCGGTGGCGGGTCCTGTATCGGGCTGTGTAGCCACGCTAGGGCTTGTTCCAACTGCGGTCGTGTCAATTCCTGTAGTGGCATTGGGCGCTCCTTGTTGAGCGGTTTGTTTGGCAATATTTTCGTCAATTAATTTCTTAAAAAGAGATTCTTGTTGAGCAACAGCTTCCGCTTGCCGTTGAGCCAAGTTGTTTTCGGGAGGCGTGTAATTTGAGAGATGCTGTTTGATCGCCTCTATTGCACGCGCGTTATAGCCTTTCCCTTCTGGAACAGCTACACCTATATTGGCAACAATTTGTTTTAACGTAAGATAGTTTGCACCTTTTGGATAAACTCCAGCGGCAACGTCGGCAAGATATTTAGTAGCTACACCAACAGGGTCAGCAGCTATGTCTTTATATTTAGGAAACTCCACCTTTGTTGCTGGAGTACCAGCAGGGGGCGTAGTCCCGGCTTGAGCCGCAGCCTCAGCTTTTTTCGATGGTGGTAGATTAGCAATAATTGGTGCAAGGTCAGGTACAGAAACCCCACTTGCCGTCAAATTGTCGGCAATAGCTTGTAATGCGTTGGCCCTAAAATTAGGAGCACTACGATCCATCTGGATACCTAATTTATTTAGGTGTGATCCTAAAATTCCCGCACTAGCTTGTTTGGTTGGGTCTGCCAAACTCTGCAAATAATTAAACGCCGATACCTGCGCTTTGTTTTCTGCGGGCGGCAGACTGGTAGTCGGCGGGGTTCCCGCAGGTGGGGTTCCCGGTGGGGTTCCCGGCGTAGTTGCAACAGCGCCCGGTGGAGGTGGCGGCGGTGCGTTTTGGAGGTTCGTTAGGCTATTAAGTTCAACGTCGGCTGGCGTTGCAGGTGTAGTGACAGCCGGAGGCGTAGCAGGCGGGGGAGTTTGCTGTTGCTTTTGTTTTTCGGCCTCTTCCCTTTCAGCTTGTTCTTTGGCTGCTTTGGCAAACTGATTACTGAAGTGGTTCCTGACCCCACCAACTGTACCGGGAAGGACCGACATACCGACCGAAGCAGCGGCAGTATTGACGTACTCTTTCAGTGCTTCCGCATCAGTAACAGACAGGTTCGCACCAAAGCGCTCTGCTATGGTCTGGATTTCTTCAGGAAGAATCTCTTTGCCGCCCGTGACGGCAATACGTTTAGCAACTTCAGCAATTAATGAATCAGCAGCTTTTTCACCGACTTTGAGCGCATTGACCCCGATCTTGTTGACGAAGAAGTCTGCAACAGAGTGAACGATAGCCGCAGGGACAAGGCGTCCAAGGTTGATGTCTTCGGGGGTTTGATTGTTGCGTTGTGCTTCCTGCACCGCCCGACTTGTAGTTTCGCCAGCGCCATGTAGACCAGCTTGACCCACCGTACCAGCGGTAGTGCCTAAAGCAAGAAGTTCTTTTTTGGCTTCTTTAAGAATATGTTTTTCAGCCTCTTCTTTGGACATTTTTTCGACGGCTTCAAGGACGCCTTTTTTGACCAAAGTTTTGGCAATCGCACCAGAGATAGCGCCGGGGAGCGCCCCAACACCTGCACCAGTAGCCGCACCAACGCCCGCCCCAACCGCCATCATGCCGAGTGTTTCGGCTAAGTTAGCCACACCAGACCCGATCTGGTATGGGAGCCAGTCAGTTATAAGGGGGACAATCCCTTCCTTGAGTGCTTCAGTAAATTCGTCAGTCTTACGCGTTACTGTTTTTGATTCAGCTTTGTGAAGGTTCTCAACACCGCGCTTAATTAAATCACTGCCGGTCTCTTCAGCACCAACCTTCTGAGCAAGGCGTCCTGCTAGGACTTGAGCACCACCAAAAGTCTCTTGCAGTTGGGGAAGGTAATTAGAGATACCCCGCATGAAATCGCTAGAGTTATCGTCTGGCGAAAGAACGCGCGGTCCTTGTTGCTCCGGGACCGGAGCCGGAACAGGTGGCTCTACTTTTTTAACGGGCAGTTCTGGTAAAACTTCACCAGAATAAGGCACAAGATTAAGTGGTTTTTCTTTAAGTATTTCGCCGGTGTACGGTACAAGGGCCATTATTTATCCGCCGACAAATTTGTTACCTTTGGAATCCTGATAAACAGGCTTACGATCTGGAGTATACCCAGCTAACTTATGTCCCGCTGGAATATCAGTACCTAACATGGTGGCGCCAGTAGGATTCATCCCAACTCTAGTTTCAGCCGCTCGCACAATTTTGTCCATAGCTTCACGGCGGGTTTTAAACCCATTTTCAACACTATTAACTAGGTTTTCAGCGTTGGTCACCAAAGCTTGTATTTCAGGCGTTTTATTATTTTTTTGGAGCGCTATAGTATTCTTAGCTGCAACATAGTCGTCCGCTTTAGTTCTGTTGCCGTAATCTCTTTCAATAGCGTCCCGTGCTGTTGTGGCTGCTTGCCAAGCAGCTTGTGCTTTACCAATATCGTTAGTTTCCTTCTGCATCTCAATAGAAGCTCTATGGGCGTCGGCTGATAGTTTCGCCGCTGTAACAGTAGCCCCGGCTGATATTTCATGGCCTTTAACACCCATCTGCGCGGCGTATGTTTGCCCAGCGAGATGCGCCGCAGTTGCCTCGCGTTTGCCTGCGGCTTCAGCAAGAGTGGCATTTAGTTTACTAGCCCGATCAGCCAATTTAGTTTTCATCTCTTGATCAGCAGCCAAGTCGCCTTTCTTTTCAAGTCTTTCAGCTTGGCCAAGCTCATAGATAATTTTGTCTGTTTCACGAAGGGCTTTTTTCCGCTCCTTCTCATCTTCCATAATACTTGGGATAGTTTTTCTAAGCGCAGTCATACCTGCCACGAGCGTAGCGCCGGGAGTCGAACCCCAGCTTGCAAAAAACTCGGCAAGACGAAGATTCTTTTGGCGTTTGGCTTCATCGTCCATGTTGGCACGCTCGGCCATAATCTTGGAACGATACTCAGCCATATCCGTATTTGGCCCAATACCCCGTTCTTTTTCCGCAGCCATGCGTTCTTTAGCAATATCAGCCAAAGATTTACCAGCGGCGGTGTTAGCGGCTTCGGCTTCTCTTCTGATAAGAGCGATATCCTGCCCTTCTGCTGGCATCGACGGCGCTGGAATACCGGCAGTAGGACGGGGGGCAGGAGGCGTAGCGGCGGCGGCTTGAGCAATACCAGCAGGGGCGGGACCAGCGGGAGGACGAGCAACAGGCGCAGGGGCTGGAGCGGGTGGAGCGATACCAGCAGGAGCCGAAGCGGTGGGCGCAACAGGTGGTGCGGCGGGAGCGGGTTGAGTTACCGGGGCCGGGGCTGGTTGAGCAGCGGCAGGGGTTGGCGTAGGAGGAGCGGTTGGTTTTCCTTCAAGCACAATACCTTGATTTACAAGGTTGTTGAAATTCTTGTTTCTATTCTCAACGTAGCTCTTCAGTCCTTTACTTAGGCTGCTCTCTGGGCTAACCCCAAAAAACTGTAGTGCAGAAGTAGGGTCTGGGAAAGTACCTAAATCTTTTCCTGCCTCCGTGCCTAAAGACTTAGAAGCATCAACTAAACTTTGATTGTTTTCTTCGGTAGATTTGGCAAACGCAAGGATACCGCCTCGCGCCATACCCGGAACTGGCATCTTCTCTTGGATTAGACGCGCAGCCATTTGTTTAATTGTTGGGCTGTTAGATTCTTTGGCGTACTTCTTGAGTTCATCCACATCCATTTTGCTGAGCGTGCTCTCAATCTCACCGCCCACATCGTAGGACATGATGCCGCCTTGCGCGGCTTTGATTACACCACCTTCTTTTTTACCAGTAGGCGAACCAAATGCATTGCTCAGCGCACCGTACGCACCAACTGCACCAATACCCTGAGTGATGGCATTAGGCGCGGCCTGATACATATTGGTGGTCGCAGCTTGCATAGGCAGACCACGCAGCATGTTCGACATCGTTCCCAACTGCATCAGCGGATACTGCTGAGTGTTGGAGTAGTCCTGCATAGCCTGATTAATAATCTGCTGCTGCATCTGCTGTTGTTGACCACCAACTTGGTTCTGGAGTCCGTAGATTCCCTGTTGGGCGGCTAGCTGTTGTTGTCCTAGCCCACCAAGTTGTTGCGCCGCAGCAAGCTGCTGGGCGTTCATCTGTTGACCGTAATTGGCACCAAATTGCCTAGACTGCTCGATAGCCTGTTGGTTAGCCAACATCGCCTGTTGGTTTGCTAGCTGAGCCTGCAAGTTCTGCCCAGCGCCAAGCTGCTGCACTCCAAGGTTGGCTTGGAGGTTCTGCAACCCAGTGTTGTATGCCATCTGCTGGTTAGCAAGATTGGCTGCTTGGTTTTGCTGAGCGTTGAACTGAGCGTTAGCTTGCCCCAACTGACCTTGAGTCAGCCCGTACTGACCTTGCAAGGCTTGGTTAGCCAACGCAATTTGATTGTTGGCTTGTTGGTTAGCAGCATTTGCAGCTTGATTAAATTGACCCTGCTGAAGTCCGTACTGACCTTGCAAAGCTTGGTTGTTTACTGCTGCTTGTTGCTGATTGGCAAGGTTAGCCATTGCCATCTGCTGGTTCATCGAACCTTGCTGCAACCCGTACTGATTCAATGCACCTTGGTTGGCGGCGTTGGCTGCTTGGCGCTGCGCGGCGTTCTGCAAATTAACAGCCTGATTCATCTGACCTTGAGTCAGACCGTACTGCCCTTGCAATGATTGGTTGGCTAATTGCTGTTGCTGAGCAAGCTGCGCGTTCTGTAATGCAGTGTTGTACTGCTGTTGCTGGTTGAACTGCCCCGTCTGCATACCGGCAGCTTGGTTCAACTGTTGTGCAGTTAGTCCAGTCTGTGCGCCAAGACCCTGAGTCTGGAGCAGCGCACTAAGATTCTGAACACCAGTCTGTTGCTGGACTTGTTGGTTAGCCAACGCCGCGTTAAGCGCGTTCTGTTGCTCAGTGTTAAATTGGCTTTGTGCAGATTGGTACGCAGACTGAAGACCTTTGGCTTCAATGTCGGATTTAAGTTGCTCCGTATTCCTTGCCGCTTCAGCATTTTCAAGCGCTTCACGTGATCCACCGAACGCGCCTAATTGACCCATTTGGGCTGAGCGTTTGGTCGAAGCAATATCTGCTTGGCGTTGAGCTTCCCGGATTTGCGGATCAATTGCCTTCTGCATGAAGGAGGACATATACGCATCGGCTGTTCCCGGCTGCGTAAATGATTGAGTCCCTACGTTGCCCGCCGCCTGCATTTGCAGATCACGCAGTTGCGGTGCAGTTACACGGTCATATCCAACATTCTGCGGTGTATAACCAAGTTGCTGGCCTTGATAGGTAGGCGCGTTCCCAAGCTGAGTAATTCCAGCTTGTTCTGCTTGCATCTGCGCGGCGTCGCCCAACTGCGAAGCGTAGCCAATTTGCCCTTGCATATCAGGAGCGTAACCAAGCTGCGCCGCCTGCATTTGGTCTGCATAAGCAGTAGGAGCATTTCCTAGATTTGCACCCTGCGCGTTCTGCCCCTGAATATCTTGGGGCTGGTTCATTTGATAGTAATTTACATCGGGAGCTTGCGCTTGACCCATCGTAAATTGGCCGGAATTGTATCCGGCATTCGCGGCGCGCTGCATTGCGTCAGCGGTATACTGGCTAGCGGCATCAAATTGTCCGGGCATTTGCAAACCAGCAATACCTTGCTGAGCCTGTTGCTGCAACGGACTGAACCCAGCGACTGCCGCGCTGGGATCATAAGAAGTCATATTCCCATTTTGATCGTACGTACCACCGTACGCTTGATAGGGTTTGGGTGACCCTAATACTGTGTTGCCTTGGGCGTCAGTAGAAGTATTGAATAATTGATTTTGAGTCGCGCCAAGCATTGACTCCACATACGGACGGGCGTATTCGGGTACGTTGGTATTTGTTACCGTCGATTGAGTTTGACCGCCGCCACCGCCACCCTTACCCATGATTTACTCCTTCGAGGGGCAGTTCAAATGTTGCCCATAGGCTTTTATGCCCGTCGTTTTGAAATATTTTAGCCCATCCGCGACGAGCGGTGGCTTCGATCCCATCACATCCCATGTCTTTAGCGTACTGACGTAGCAAGTCCAGCATAGGATCTTTCCATTTACTCAGTTCAATGCCGCCACAAAAAGTCATAGATAAAACTTTTCGTTTTGGGTAATTCATAAAATTTGTGACTACTGCGCCTTTGATTACATCACCTTCAAACGCAACCCATAGATCATGATCGTAATCTACTATTGCGTTGTAGATATCTTCTACAGTGTATCTGCCGTAAGTATACTTTGCCGCCCGATCAAGAAATGGCCCAACAGTTCCCCAGCAAGTATTAATTAACTCTTTAGGGACCATTGAGACTTGAATCATCGTGGCATGTACTTATTGGGATTAATCTGTTTACCTTGGTGGGGGTTGCCAGTACGATCATGACGTACTTTAGTCATCATCTGATGAAGGATTTTTGCCCCTGCTTCTGTTGAGCCATTCCCAAGATGGGAGACCACATCTGCTGGAATCACAAATTCCCCATCAGCTAACCGAGCCGGTTGGCGTCCATTAATCGTTGCCGGAATGTTATCTGACATCCCATCCCCCGGCCCTTTCAACAAACGTGGGTTCCCACCAGCGGCATAACCACCGAGATCGCTGACGCCCATGATACCGCCCTTTGCTGCTTCTTGGTACTGGGTAGTATCTTTAGCCGCCCCAAGATTTAGTTGACCAATCGAAGGAGGAGTCGGGGATTGCGGGGGAGTTACGTACGCACGTTTGTTAGCTTTGGCTTGACGGACCCGCGCCGCAGAGTATGCATCTAGGTTACGAGTATCTGGGTCGTTGTCGTTAAAGATACCAACGCCTTCAGGATGCTGGGCTGGGATTCTTGGCGTGGAGTCGCCTTCCATCATTTTGGTGTAGTAGTCCAAAGTGCTGGACAAATTACCCGTAGACCCGCCGCTAGCAAATGTTTTCATTTCGCCAACGTCCGGTTTATCACCAACATTAATTGAGTTGGGCTGTGAGCCAGATTGTTGGTTAGTATTATTTGCTTGGGCTTCTGGTTTAAGTTGCTGCAAAGACTGCATCAGGTCAGGAGTGCCGCCCTGTTGCCCCATGATCCCATCCTGTTGAGAGGGTTGTGGGGCGTTAGTTGAACCTTGTGGGTTCGACGGTTGACCGGTCTGGGTACTGTTTTGCCCGAAGAATCCGGTGTTTGCGCCTGAATTTCCGTCGCCAAATGCAAAGTTTGGGGTCGATTGCGTGTCGTTCTGACCCCCACCCATATCAATAGGTACGTTCAAAGTCAGGTTTCCACTGGCCGTAACACCCCCTCCAGCCATCTGCATGATGCCGCCTTCGGCGTAGCGAGGGGTATAGCGGAACTGAGATGGGTTAGCGACTCCCGGCTGATAGTTTTCAGACAGCTTGTATTTGCTCAACGGGCCAGAGTACGGAGCACTGTTGAAGTTGTTATAGTTTGGATTTAGCAGTCCAGTAACTTTTGCACCAAGATACGCACCGGCAAGGGCAGTTTTAGGATGTGCGTCGGCCCAATCCATCGCTTTATCTAGACCACTCATAAACGCAGATTTGGGTTCTGCTGGCGCTGCCGCTGCTTCAGCCATACCCGAAAAAGTTCCCCTACCGGCGTTAGCAGCATACTGGTCCGCTAAACCAACTGAAGGTTTAGTAAAACTATATGTGTCACCTAGATTAGATAGATAAGGACTAGCAACGGGGGGTTTAGATAGAGCGTACGGGTCAGGAGAAGGCGCGGAAGTAATGCCGGGAGAAGCAGGAGGAATACCGCGCGGACTTAATTCGGGGGGAGGCGCGGCGGGCATTGGTGGAGGAGGCGGCGTGCCGACGCCAGATGTGGGGTCAAAAGTTGGACTAAACGAAGTGGGGACGCCCGTCGTTGGGTTAATGCTAGTAATAGCTGGTGTTGGAACGGGGGAAGTTATAGCCCCTTGTTGAAGTGCATTTATTCCAGCAGCAGCGCCTTCTCCACCTGCGGCAGCGCCTTGTGCCATAGCTGCTGCTTGTGCTTGAGTCATTCCAGCCGGAATAGCGCTAAGTCCTGCTCCAGCGCCAGCGCCCGCACCTATTTCGCCAGCAGTTAGAGCAGCGGCGGCGGCTTCAGGTAAAGAAGCAGCGGAGGCAGCTTCGGCAGCAGCATCAAGAGAGAAAAATGCATCTACTGCTAGGATTGGCATGATTGAGCCTCTTTAGTTTCTGGCTGATCCAGATCTGTGCCGCGAAGATTGTGTAAGCAACAGACAACCACGTTATCCGTCAATGCTAGGAACGCGTGCTTTTTACCAGCAGGTATTTTAACAATAGATGGTGCATTAAATACACCAATACTTTCGCCGTCTTGCCACGCCTCGATTGATCCGCTCGACACCAAAGTGATGTGGTCGTGGGCGTGTACATGTTGGGACATGACAGTATTAGTCTTGGCTACGCTATACGCCCGTACCCAGATGTCGTCTACCTCGGCAAACTCGATGTAGTTGGGGTCAATTCGTTGTTTCATGGGTAAAGTGCTGAGACAAAGCCAAGGGTTGCAACAACCGATGCAGTTGAGGGGTAGGCCAATGGCGTACCCGTGGCTTTGGGGTACGTTGCGATTGTAAGTGCGGAGTTAGTTACTACGGCAAAGATCTCAAGGTAATCGTTTGCGTTCAGGTTAACGTAGTAATTCCAACCAATGATGTTTGTGCTTGGTACGCCAGCGCTTTTACGCGCCAAAAGACTTAGCTTGCCTGTTGAACCCACTAAATCTGCGCCGTTAATCCGCAACCAAACATAAGCATCTTGCGTGGCGTTGTCCAGATTGGAGAACTGCCCAGACCATTGAAAGTTGTACGTCCCGGCAACTAATGCTGTCATCCTTGATGTAACCCGAGATGTCATAGCACGAGAAGACAACGCCCCAGATGTGCTGGTTGTGTATGTCCCCGCCGCTCCAGCCGTACCAGTCAGTTGGTCAACGATATAAACACCGTATCCTGTCACAGTAGTCGAAGCAACGGTAATTGAAGTCCCATCTGGCAAATTGATTTGGTATGTCCCAGTACCGCCGCTACCAGTAAGAAACGAAGCAACCCTTGCGCCGGTTGGAATTCCTGTGCCTGTTAAGTAATCACCAACCACCATTGTGCCTGATGTGACCGCAGTCACGTTCATTACGTTCGCCGTAATAGAGGCAGTCACAACCGCAGTTTCGTATCCCGTCCCAAACAAATGTGAACCTACATACAGTTGCCCTGTGATAGCAGATACTGTTAACGTGGTTCCGGTTCTTGCTCCGGTAAAAGATGCAGTTGTGTCGGTCAGAACAATTTGGTTGGAATAATCAACCTGTGAAAACGATAGCGGGGTGGGATAGTTAACTGATGGCTGCTGGGTGGTGTTGTCTTGGAAAGACCCACTGGGGAACTGCAACAACGCCCCGCCAGTGTTAGATACAAACGCTTGGTTAAAATTCTGTAGCTGATTAAAGTACAGCCTCAAAATATTATTAAGTTGGTCAATATACCTTGCGTCGTAGTCCTTAGTCGCGTCTGGTAGGCGGGGTGGCTGGGGGGTAACTAACCGTCCAGTTTTAGTAGTGATTGTCATCAACGCCGCCCGTCATTGCGGATGTCGATTCGAGGAGAGCCAAGCTGCCATTGAAGACCGAGTTGGTAGCCTTCAATCTTGAATGCCATCTGGCGTCCACGCACACGCGTATAGATTTGACCTGTGAATTTTTCTATTGGATATTGAGCCGTGCGTGTGACCGTAGCATAGGCATTACCGCCTTCAGACAACGGGTCATTGTACCCAGACCCTGAGTTTTGCAGAGGGTACAGACTCATAGTAACTTGAGGCGCTGAAGCAGAAGATCCGACAAATTTTATGTCTGGGACCATACGCCACACAAACCCAAAATTGTGGCCGTCGTCGATATCAAACTCTGACGAAATAATGTAAGAGTCAATTGCTACGCCAGTCAGGGAATCGGTGCAATCATCTACACCATTCTCATGCCACACTAGATTTTTAGAGTAGGTAGCAGCGATTGGATAATTGTTCAAACCGCTATCAAGCCACGCTGTGCGACCCATCGTGCCGTAGTACCAGACGTTCTCTAGATAGTTATAGATGACGTATTTATCAATGACATTGCTAGTACCAGAACAATAGAACCACCAGACCTCATTAAAGCCTTCGTTTGTGCTGGCGTAAATTTGGTCGTACTGCGACGTGTTTATGTCATTAAAAACATATTGACGAAGGTCGCAGCTAAGGGTTTGTATCCGACCATCGTATTTGTAAAACTTATCGTACCCCATCCAGAAAACAACCCCGGACGCGATAGCGGTGGCGTTTGCCCCAACAATAGATATGTTATCGCCAATAAGTTGCACAGGCCAAACAAGAGGTGGCCCAACGTACTGCATAGAATATACAGACGAATCTGTCCATATCACAATCTCTTGCCGGTTCTGCATGACTGTAATGATCTTAGACCCGTGTGACAACCGAGTATCACCTGCTTGGTTTGTGAGCTGAGGATACCAAGTGGTCAAAGATTGTTTATCTGACCAACGAATCTGCATCGGGTCTAGTGTAGTTGACCCAATACTATTTGTACCAAAGACAATCGTAAATTGATTAATGTCTGAAACAGTAAACGCGTTTTGATATAACGGGGCATAACCATCTGATCCAGCGATACTGGAAATCGGATAACCACGTGAAGCGATTTTGTGAGTACCAGATTGTGTCCCAGTAGTGGTAATTGCCGTACCATTATAGGTAGCAGACAAATTACATGTGGACCCACTTGGATTAAGAACGTAATAAACCGTTCCCGGAATTAATCCGGTAGGTAAATAGCCATCAGTCGTCAAAGTTACTGCGGTTCCAGCAGTAAGTGCGTAACCCAAAGTAAAAACAGCGGGGCTAGCAATAGTGACAGTGAAGTTAATATTTTGATAGCCGGTATTGGCGTCCCAATAATAAAGCGGCGATCCACGTGGGGCATAAATCAGATTTTGTCCATAGTTCATCTGGTTCCAAATCTGCAATGGAATGCCTGACGAAGTACCGCCGTACCCCCATGTACCTACAATAGAAGGTGGAGAATATGTTGGAGGCGTACCCCATGAACTAGCGCCCCATCCCACAAGAGGCACTGCGTATTCTGGGCCGACGTTGGTTTGATACGAAATGTAGACCGTACCGCCACCAGTAGTGCTAGACGATGCAGTACCAGCAAGAGTGATGCTATAGGTAGTAGAACTCAAATACGTAATTACATACTGGCCGAGAGCAATAGTTACTCCACCCACTGTGGGCGCAGCGCCGGGGTAGTAGATAGTTATGTAGGAGCCGTTTGTTGCTCCATGGTTTGCATCAGTGATCGTTACCGTCGTGTTGCCGCCAGAGTTACTAGCAGTAGACGTAGCAAACGGGTTGGTCAGGGTGTTTGTTTGCCTGATGGGGGTGATGTCGTAATACGTGCCACCGTTCTCAATGTAGAACTTCAGGTTTGTGCCGACGCCCAGCAAAGTCTGAGCACCAAGGGTTACCCAAGACCAAAGAGAACGGCATACTCCTAAAAAGGTGGCAGACGAAATCTGCAACCAACCGCCGATTTTCTCAGGCGTACCTTGGCGAAACCGGATTTTGTCACACTCGTAGTAGCCGCCCTCGTTTGTATAGCGAGTATTTTCCCGGTTAACCCCCGACTTAAATACAAGTTTTTTGAGTGGCATTATTGACTCGCAACGCCCTTATGCTTCTCGAAGCTTCGCATACCGCCAAAACCAAGGAGACCAGCGAGCAAAGTCATCAACTGGTCAGTCTCCAGATCCGGGGGAGGGTTCAATCCTTTGGGGATTATGTCATATCCTTGACCAAAAGCCCATATCCATTGCATCAGGGGGTAGCCGAGGAATTGATAAGCGAGGCCAATAACCCCAACCCAACCCACAGCAGGACGCCAACCAGAGACAAATACGCTAGGATTTGCTGCTTCGATTTTATTGATATCCACCTGCGCGAGATCGGTGGCTTGGTCGATTTTCTTTTCTTCCAAGTCCAGTTTCCGATCCTCCAGCGCCATCTGGAGTTTCTCTTTATCGGTGGTAATGAGGTCACCGGCAACCTTACCCACGCCCTCAATGATGCTCCCAATTCCCAGTAAATCCATTACTTGAGTCCAGCCAGTGTACGGTTTATCCAGCCTAACAAAAATTTAGACTGCGACCGGTCTTTGTTGCAAATTTGGGCGTAGCGGCTAATTTTTGCCAAAGCGTAGGAAGGTAGGAAGTTTTCTGCCGTACAAATGTTTAGCCGTTCGACGGTTTTTTGTCCGATGGCACCGTCTGGGGTGACTCCGACGATGAGTTGGGCGAGTTTGACCGCGACGCCAATTCCCGTGTTAACGCTGAAATTGAATATCGTTTCTGCAATAGGCTGGATTGTAAGATCGTCACCTCGGATGCGGTCCCAGAAGTTAGTTTTATAAAACTCACGAACCAGCGGCGTAGCCGATCCCCAATCCTCTTTGTCAACGAAAGCCCATCCTGCCCACTGGGGGTTTGGTTTTCTTGCGATTCCTGCATAAGTCATACCTCCCCGGTCGCCCGGAATATCGGTCAATTTAAATCCACCTTCATCATGGATCATCTTCTCAAACGCTGGATTAAAGTCAGCCATTTTGTTTGTCCTTCATCTTGTTGATGAGTTCAAACGCCGACTTTACTTTTTCTTCAAGTACGGCTACCCGCAAGTCAAGTTTGGACAACACAATGATGAGCGTTACGATACCTAGCATCACCGGCCAAGCTTTTAGAAACAAGTCAACTATCTCCATTGCCGTACATCCTTACGTACTCGTCTCGAAGAAACGTGACTTTTTTGCGCCCGTCATGTCGTTTAACTCTACCTACAGCCGGTGGATTGTTCAAGTATTCGGCAGCACGTATCAGTAAATCCGGGTTATCTTCAAAAATGCCTAGTGCAGAATTGCACCGTTTACACAAGATCCCACGAACATCATCAGAGTCATGGCAGTGGTCAACCGCAAACTTGTACTGCTTTAGCTGGAGTGGCCTGTCACATATCGCGCAATTATACCCCTGAAATTTCAACAGGAAGTCATAATCTGTGGGAGACAACCCGAATCTGTCAAGACGATTTACGTCTGACTTGCACTTGCTACAGAGAAAGTAGTCCTTACGCCCATGAGCAATAAGGTCTTCGCGGAGAAACTCTCCACGGCAAACAGCACAAAATAGCATATAAAACCCCGGTGGGTCGCACCGGGGCTAGACCTTAGTCTTCGGTCTGTTCGTCTTCGCTTTCACCTTCTGCGATAGCAGCGGTAACAATCTCAAATTGAGATTCAATGTGCGAAGAGAAAAGTGAGTTAAGAGTAAATTCACTGATGCCGTGTTCGATGGCAATAGCGAATGCAACTGAGAACAGAGCGTTCAACGCGTCGAGCGGCTCCGAACCGTCAATCGCGTCAATGATCAGATCCTTCATGGCAAACTCCTGAAAATAACAGCGCAAGGGGATATCCCTCCACCAAATCTTACAACCCGTTCAAGACAGGAAAATTACTTTGCGGCGTCAGCCCAGTTCATTTTTAATGATTGCCGTAGATGTTTCGCGGTCGATTGTCATGTACCCATGACAGGCTATGTTCCAATCAGGCCCCGCTGACATCTCGCTCTCAGCAGGAACTTCTAGCTTAAAGTGTTTGAACAGATATTCCTTGTCATTCTCAAACACTCGCCATACATGGTCTGGTGTCCCCCTTCCATCCATCCCCCGGCTTTTGTTAAACCGGATGAGGTATTTGTTCATACAATTTCAGCAGCCGGTTGTGGTGGGCAATACGGTTGAAACTGAACTCCAAGGTTAAAATGCACAAACAACAACGGTTCTTCTGATGCGTGCCGTGAAAATGAATGAGGAAGCCAAGAGTTAGCCAACAATAACATTCCCGGTTTTGGAGCAAAATGTATGGCATTGCTTCCAACAGTAGCTTGAGAAAAGTCTCTTTCCGGTAAGTTTGTTTGAACTTTCCCCGGCCTTGGGTCGTGAAAAACGGCGTTTGAACACTTTTCCGGAGCGTTCAAAAAATAAAACCCAATCATTTGCGAACCTGCACCATGAACGTGTTGTTCCATCAATGAATATTTGTGGTGCTCTTGCACCCACATTTCAGTAAAAAACATCCCCATGCTTTCGGTCGCGTACCCTTGGTAAGTCAAAACCTCCCATGCAGAGGTCGCAACAAAATCAGCAAATTCACGCACCCGCAAATCGTCAAAAAAATTACCTGTCATTCGCACAGGGTAAATATCATTTAACTCTGGTTGTTGTTGCTTGGTTTTTTCAAGCTCTTCATTTGCAACCGTGGTTACCACATCCAAAAAGTTCAAACCATCTACGGTTGAAACCGTTGATGGAAAATGAAAAAAATGTTGTAACTGACTTTCCGGCTGTTTCAATTTTAAACCTCCCAAATTTCATTTTCATTTTTGTACGGAGGCAACGGAATACTAGGCGTCACCGGCTCAATAGATATCAAATTCCAGTTATTCAGCTTTTCCAAATAATCAGACCAAAGCCGAACTCCTTCAGTATCAGAAAGGTCATTTAATTCTTTGATTTTACTGATCGCGTCTGATTTTCGCGCATTTACGTTTAAAACAACATAGTCTTTAATTTGTTGTGTTATTAGTTCTTTTTCTTCATCGCTTTTTTCAACAACAGACCATTCATCAGTCCATATGTTGTTTGTGTTTTTCACATAAACCCCAACAAGGTATTGGAAAACGCTATGAACAATGTTTGGCTGAACTCTTTCAAACGGCTCATAAATTTCAGGCACCCCATCAGGGAATGCGGCCATTAAATTTTCTTCAAAAAGAGGGTTGCCAACAGTTTGTCCGTCAATCACTTTGATAAACAATTTCATTTTAAACAATATCCGTATTTGGGTACTTGCGAGTAGAACCGGGGAATACAACCCTTACATAACCAACCGCTCCAGCGCCCCCCGCTTTCCCAGCCGCACCACCGCCACCGCCGCCACCATATGCGCCACCAGCCCCGCCCACACAAGCTGCGGCGTTTGAACCATTAGAACCGCTGCTGCCGCCACCGCCGCCTTGGCCAAGGCAAGTAGGCGCAGTGCCATTGGACCCGCGACCAAGCGTGCCACCGGAAGTTCCGCCGCCTCCGCCTCCACCAAAACCTCCAGAGCCGCCTGCCCCAGCCCCTCCAACGCCAGCAGCGCCATTGGTAGGATAAGTTCCACCTCGTCCGCCGCAGCTTGCGCCGCTACCACCCGGACAACTCATGCCAGCAGCACCGCCTCCGCCGCCTGCAAGGTTACCACCTCCAGAGCAGCCTCCTTTACCAGCATAGCCGTAACCAAAATTACCAGAGCAAACACCCCCTCCAGAGGTACTTGCATTAGGGGAAGCGGCAGCGCCGCCACCGCCTCCATTGGGACCAGATGCCCCCGGAGAGGCGCAAGCGGCTCGGATATACGAGTTTCCGCAAAGTCCACACCCAATGTTGGTTAGCCTAAAATAACTATCCCCGCTTCGACCGCCATCTGAATTGATAGCGCCAGCAGAACCCCCTCCGCCTACTTTATATTTATAAGTTGTACCGGGAGTAACAGTGAGGCTGTTGTAATACCCAAACGCTCCGCCGCTACCGCCTCCACCTCCTTTAGATGATGTGCCGCCACCACCGCCTCCGCCGCCACCCGACATAACCGCAACGGTTATAGATGTCACTCCGGCTGGGATGATGTAACAATATGTTCCCGGAGTACAATAGAAATTGGACCCTCTAGCCGCGCTAGTGGTGATACTGTTACTAGCTCCACTTGCCGCGCTTTGACCAACAGAGTTGGTAGCTTTGACTGTAAATGTATATGAAGTGCTTGGCGTCAAACCGGAAACAGAAATTGTTCCAGAACCGGAAGTGCTTAAAGTACCCGTAATTCCGCCGGGACTAGAGGTAGCCGTGTAAGACGTAATAGTTGCGCCGCCATTATCCGCTGGTGCCGTATAAGCTACTGTAGCAGTAGTAGACCCAGTGGCAGTTGCAGTCCCAATTGTTGGAGCGTTTGGAACCAGTGCAGACGTTGTAACACTATTACTGGCACTACTTGCTGCACTTGCGCCCACGGAGTTATTAGCTTTAACCGTAAACGTATAGGAAGTAGCGCGAGTCAAACCAGAAACGGTAATCGTACCGGAACCAGATGTACTCAGAGAACCAGTAATACCTCCGGGACTAGATGTAGCAGTGTAGCTAGTGATTGTTGCCCCACCGTTATCTGACGATGCTGTATAAGAAACTGTAGAAGAAGTTGCCCCCGTTGCAGTTGCCGTACCAATTGTAGGAGCAGTTGGAACAATTGCTGCGACGTTTGCAGTAGCATTGGAGTTTGCCGGAGTACTTCCAGCAGTATTAGTAGCTGTTACTACGCAACGAATTGGGTTGCCCGCATCCGCCGAAACAAGTACGTATGTACCGCTAGTTGCCCCACCAATATTAGAACCATTGCGTTGCCATTGATATGTGTAAGTTGCTGCTGGGTTTGCAGTCCACGTACCAATCGAGCAAGAAAGAGTTTGTCCAACAGTTGCAGTTCCCGAAACTACAGGGGCAACTGTATTTACTGGGGCGATATATGTGGTGATACTATTACTTGCAGCACTTGCTGCGCTAGTACCAACTGAGTTTGTCGCAGTAACAGTAAACGTATACGCAGTATTGGAGGTAAGCCCAGAAATAGAAATAGTACCAGAACCAGCTTGACTTAACGTACCCGTAATTCCACCCGGACTCGATGTAGCGGTATAGCTGGTAATTGCAACGCCACCATTGAAAGCTGGGGCTGTGTAAGAAACTGTAGCGGTTGTTGTCCCAGTTACAGTAGCTGTACCAATCGTAGGAGCATCAGGCTTTGCGCCATAACTCCCACCCACATAATTATTAAGAACACCACTCATGTCAGTGCAGTCCCTGTGATAATCCAAGCGGTGCTAGTAACTTTGAGTGCATTAGCTACACCGTATTGCGCTAACGTCCGAGTTCCTGTTGTTCCAAGATTACCTAAATATAGTGTATCTGAAGTAATAGCAATACTAATTGACGTAGTAGATAGATTTACAAATGAGATAACAGTACCAATTGAGTACGCCACGGAAGAATTGGCTGCAATTGTGTAGGTTGCAGCGCCAGCGCCGGACGCATGATAGATATGTTTGCCAGCGTCGCTCAGTACAGTTGTATAGTTACCAGTTTGGGCATTTTGCGGAATGTTTAAGTAACCAACCGCGTTAGTACCATCAACAGTACAGTTTGCCAACGAACCGGAAGCAACTGTTGAAGCAATTTTTACAAAGTCCGTACCATTAAAAGCTAGTACGCACTTTTCGTTGATTTGAATTGATACACCACTTTGCCCTGATGCTTTGAATGTGACTGAATACGTCCCTGACGTATTGTTAACTACGTATATTTTGCTCGCTGCCGGTGCCGTGATGGTAATTGCAGCACTAGCGGGAGAAGCGATAATAATCGCGTACTGAGATGACGTAGAATTAAGACTTGCGCCAGTTTGCTTAGTAAGCGTCGTATCAGCCGTAAGCGTCAATGCACCTGCGATAGCAGAGTCAAGGTACGTTGAAATATAGTTGTTTACAGTATCACCCCAAGTACCTGACAACTCCCCCGTGGCAGGGAGGGCAAGCCCTAGAAGCGTAGTATATGAGGTTGCCATGTCAGTCCTTTACGGTACGTTAACTACTGGTGCCCAAGAAGCATCAATTGTAGTATTAATTAATTGCCAATTTGGTGTTTGAGTATCGTCAATCGGTTCCCAGAGATACCTGACTGTTTGCGTGGTTGCCGTACCAACAGAGTCGCTTACGGTTGCAGTATACGATGTAAGGACAGTTTGTTGTTCTGCTATCGCTGCGGATTCTACAAAAGAAAATGCAAATGTAGCGTCTACGGTTTCCGTTGTACTTGTAAAGATAGTCTCTAGTAACGAGGGAGTGTAATTGGTAAGAGCCGCTTCTATTGTTGCGGTTGTTATTGTTTCAGTTCTATCTGCGTTAAAATAAGTGCCAACAACTTCGATTGTGCTGGTTGCCATTGTTTCGGTTATTGACAAACCATACGCAGCATCTTGCGAATTGTTTATTACTGAAAGTTCAACAAGAGAAAAAGCAAATGTCGCATTTACAATGTTTGTTTCTGCAATATTAATTAAATCTGCGAAAGAAACTTTATAAGAAGTTATTGCCGTTTCAGAAGTGGTTATTGCAATTGACTCCGTTAGTTGCGTAGCAAAGTCAATCCTAATTGCTTCTGTTGTGCTTATCGTTCCTATTGGTTCTGTTATTGCAAAAACAAATGTTGCGTCAACAGTTTCAGATGTTGATATGGCTAGGCTGTCAGTTACAGATCCCGGAAAATTTACAGAGGCATCCTCAAGAGTTGAGGTTGCCATTGTTTCAGTGACACTATCCGCAAAGGGTGTGCCACCGCCCCATATGCCAGAACTCCAAGTGCTGTATCCCCAGCCGGTTGCCATATTAGGTCAACGTGCAAGTATAGGTGACTGCGATGGTGTCACCGCTAACAACTGATTTAGAACTAGAAAAGTCTCCAGCCGAAAACAAAGTGCCGGTCGTGTTATCAATTGTTGAACTGCCACCAATGTTGATAAAACATCCTGCCACCGTTCCGGTAGAAGTAATTGAGAAGCTTGATGCAGCCGAAGTGGTTTTACTTCCTGCTGATGCCGCGCTGAACGTAGGAGTTTTGCGAGGTGCAGTGTAAGTCGGAGCGTTAGCAAGACCAACTTCCAACCAACCGGCATGGGATGCTTGAGTATCGGCAACAGAAGCAGTTCCGGTTCCTTTTAGACCCATGACAATTGCGCCAGCAGCGGAGTTACCAAGAATCGTATCCAGCGTCAGGTTTTTACCTACCGTGGTCACGAGGTTCTCAATATCGTCTTCCCACTTGACGTTGCCGTCTTGGTCATAGCAAACAGCATGGTAAAAACCTTCGATGCTCAACGCATCGTTAGGTTGTGTGTTGTAGCTGCTTGCAGCCTCAACCTTGTCAGTTACAGTAAATTTTTCCATGATAATCCCTAAGAAATACGTAAAATAGCCGAGGTGCTAGTCGGCGTTGGAAATTGCACGGTAAACGTGGAGGTCGAAGTTTTGTCTGAACCAAAGTCTAAAACACAAACAGACGGATTTGTAGCCCCGTCATACTTGTAGATCAACGCTCCCCGCGCAGTAACCGCAGTAGACCAGACGGCGTTATTGAAGGAAAGGTACATAGTCGTACCGGAAGAACCCACGGTAGGGACTTGACTAATAACAAGGACTTGCCCCCCAGCGGTGTACCCCGAGGCAGAAACCTCTCCGACAGAAGTGTATCCAGTAGTGGTCGCATCTAACGTCGCTGCATTGGTATACAGCGCGATCTTGAAGACCTGCGTCGTACCCGTGTTGAAGTTAAATGTGGCACTAGCAAGTCCAGTCTTGAACGTATTAGCTACCCAATTACCGGTAAATGCCATCAGGTCACCGTCTGACGATACTGACCAGAACGATAGGCATCTTGACGCTCAAGTCCGTCGCCGCCACGTTTAGCCATGTCCATAGCTTCTTTAAACTTCTGATTGTACAAAGCCATCATGTCAGCTTCACCCTTCATATAGGTATAAGCTTCGACAAGCGTAGCGTACAAAAGAACAATGTCGTAGTTATCCCCAAGCCAAGTATTTGTCGCCGTGACAATTGATTCTGGGTAAAAAAAGTAATGTAATTCCAAATTATATTGAGCATCTGGGGTAGGCCCAATAATAAATGAAAGTTCATAAGCCAAATCAGAACGTGGCCCAAACAAAGCGTAGTATTTGGGAGTTCCTGTATCTGACGGGTTTGGGTATGCTTCCCTCATGTAGTTGACATCTTTGTTCAACAAATAGGAGTAGCTACCGTCAGTATTTATTACGGCAAAAGAGTACGAAGAGATAAAGTCCGTAGGACAAGAAATATACTTAATTCCAGTCGTAGTAATCCCAGTCACGTTTTTACGTAACGAAGGAAACTGGATTGTGTTGTAGATGCGTTGTTCCGCCTGCTTGATGAACGTATTCATGTCCGCAGTCGGGAACGTATTCTCCGTATAGTCGGAGACCGCAGTTACAAGCTCCGTATAGTTCACGCCATCGTACCTCTAGATTTTATGCCTTTGATAGCAGCGCCATGACCACGCATAGTGATTCCGTCTTCTTTGACTTTATCCATATGCCCAATTGAAACCCCGCCATTTAAAGGGGTCCAATTGTTACGGGCAGGCATGATCACAGGGAATCCGATCTCTTCTTCAGAAAGGCTTTTACCCGACATATCATGCGGGGGTGCGTAATGTTCTGCCGATTTATTATTTCGGTTGGCCCCATGATGGATAGCTGGACTATCCTTTTTGGTAGCCGGTACAAGCTTAGCCATTACCGTCCTCGCTGATTGTTTGCGCGGGCCATATTACGTCCAACTGCTCGCATGGCTTGCCCAGTCACCCCGCCTTTTTTCAGCTTGAGGTTTGTGCCTTTACCACCCTTGTGCTCTTGGGCATCATGCTGCTTGAAGGCTTTTTTGATCATGGCCTTGTCTTGGGCCATATCCATTTTTGAATCTTCTTTGCTATCGCTCTTAGCCATTATAACTCCTATGTAGTCACAATCGTGACTGTACCTATTTGAATCTGCATTGCCAAGTAATTTGGGGTAAGCGCGGCATCAAACGAACTTGACCCACCTACAGGATTCCAACCCCACTGGAATATTCTACTACCTCCACCAGCATACCCGTCATTCATTGTTCCAGACAACGTATAACTTACATCGGGCCTAGGTTCACGGACTGCTTGCGGATCGTTAATTGGATACAGGCCAAGAGACAACTGCGGCTGATCTGGGTCCCAACATGTAGGGCAAACTTTGATGTTAAACAGTTTGGTCTTGATGACCTGCTTCTGTAACTCTTTAAGTTTGTACCGTTGCCCACATCGATCACACTCCGCAATCGAATACTTACCGGATGAAAACTTGGTAGGCATGATTAGTAGAAGAGTTGTCGCGGAACGAAACGGTCAGCCGCTTTATCCCTATCTTCCTGTGATGCCAACAACCATTGCTGCTCATACTCTTCTTTGAGCATAGACACCCGGTCAGGGGCAACATCTGGTCGTTTCATTGCAATGTAGAACGCCATCCCAGCAACCATGCAGGGAATCAAACGGAACGGAATATCTTCTACGTTTACACCACTACCAACATCTTGAAGACGGCGAAGTCTCCAATATACGAAAGTGTAATTCCCACCAGCATTTGGTGAAGGCCACACATTGATGCAAGGTAGATTCTGGACGTAGATTACTGCCCCAGCCGTGTGCGCGGCTGCGGTAGTATTGTTTTGACCTCGCCAGCAATTGGTCAGGGTATTACCGACGATGTTCGTGTAGCTGATCGTTTCCGAATCAATCTTCACAAACCCGGTAGTTGTTAAATTAGATACATCGCTGACGGTGATGCTTGTGTCGGTGCTAGCTATCGTACTGCTTAGTGTGACACTCGTAGCATTGCTCTGGGCAGTCTGACGGTTAACCCAGACTTGGATCGGACGCCCAGTAGTCAGTTTGTTTGGGATCGTGGAATACGTAGACTCTGAGATCCGGGTGATGTTGATATCAGATTGCGTACTAGACGTACTGTTATTTTGGCGAACAACGTGATCAAGAAGGTCAATTGTATCCGAGGGCAAAGGATATATAAGCTGACCTGCGTTCAGAGAAATCTGACCTTCTTGTATTGTCCAGAGATTGATTCCACGGTTGGCCCACTCAATAGTCATGAGATTGAGCGAACGCCGTGCCGTACGGTGTTCATAACCAGTACGAATCTCAATACCGGCGCGTTCGTACGCTTCCTCAATCAGATCATTGAGGTCAAGATTAAACGTAGATGAACCGCTGGTGTATGCCATCAGTCTTGACTCGCGCCTTTGCCGCCAACAGAAGATGGCCTTTGTGGTGCAGCACCTTTACCGCCCATAGCTTGTGGAGTAGATTGCTGTGAAGAAGGCATTCCCCCTTTACCCCCCATAGCTTGCGGGGCAAAATTAGAGGGCATACCCATTCTTTGGAATGCCTGATTTAAATCTGCTTGAGAACGCGGCTGTTGGGCAGCGCGCTGTGCCGCTTGCTGCGCGTAATAGTCTTGACCATGCCCCATGCCGCTGTCGTCGAAGGCTGCGCGCATACGCTGGTCTTGGGTCATCCCTTGGAATGCGGGGTTCATCCCCGGTGGATTAAATTGCGCTCCCGGTTGACCTTGCTGCGCCTGCATCGCCGCTTGATACTGTTGTTGTCCCCGTGGGTTATACGTATTCATAGCGTTCTGAAACATCGCTCTCTGCTGGTCAGGAGACATATCAGCTTGCTTAAGTCCCGCTTGCTCCAATTGAGACATATTGGCTTGATTAAGTCCAGCTTGCCCCCCTTGTGGATTTTGTGCCAACAATTGCTGTTGATAGGCCTGTGCCTGCTCTTGGCTCATTATTGGTTTTCGCCCGTCTTGCGGTAAGTTGCCCAACCCAAGAGCATTTCGCGCAGCATTGACATCTTGTGGACTCATATTAGCCCTACCCGTCATTTGCTGCGGTTGCGGTTGATAGAACTGCTGTTGAGGGCGTGGCATCTGTTGCTGTTGACCCAGATTCCTAGCCCCCATAATCCCAGCCAAATTGTACTGCTGTTGCTGCTGCGGATATGACCTTTGTGGGGGAGGCGGCATCGAAAACCGCTGTTGCTGCTGCGGAGTAAATTGCTGTTGATACGGGTTAGAGTATTGAGCAGGTACTCTAAAAGTAGCAGGGCGAGATGCTGGCTGGTTGGGGTATGGAACAGCAGGATTACCAGAGCTACCCATCGGAGCGACGGGAGCGGGACCAACATTATAGTTCTGGGGAAGGTAATTACCGGTACCCGGCCCCATGTAACTCGTATCCCAAGAATTGCCGCTCTCGTCAGTAGTAATCATTTTTTAGCCGTTTTCGCAGACTGAACAAACGCTTCGTTAGTCGGAGCACCTTTTGACCCCGGCTTTCTCATGCGTTCTTTAGATCCAGCCGCAATCCGCTTACGTTTGGCGTTGATGTTATCGTACAAACCACCACCCGCTTTATATACCTCAACGTCATTCGGGTTGTCCTTGCGAACAACCGTCTTGGCCTTTGGCATTTTGGATGGGCTAATATCGCCCATCCCACGGCTGGCAATCATTTTTTACGAGCCATTCCGCCGCCACACAGCTTTTGCACTTTTTCATGCTCCAGCATATGACCAGCGCCGTGCGCCTTGTACATGTTTGAGTGGTGCTTGTGACCGCCATCTTCGTGCTGCGTCGAAAGCTGAACCATGTGATCAAATTTAGGAACACCGGGTTCCTTTTTAAATTCAGGTTGTTTCATAGCTTTTTACCTTTAGTTTTGCCGCGTTGAGCGCAACCGTCTGCGCGGGAAGACGCTGTGCCACCTTTTTTCATGCCCATCGGAGGGGCAGAGGGCGCAGCGGGGGGAGGCATACCGTCACCACCCATAGGCATAGCCGGGGGCATCGGACGGCGCATAGGAGCACCTGCTCCCATAGGCATTTTACGTTTCATACCGTTTTGCCTTTCATTTTAGGCATCATGGCACGGGTATGACCCTTCTTTTGAATACCATGTTCGCCGTGAGCGCGCTTTGAGTTAGAGCCTTTCTCTACATCAGATTTCATGCTACGCGGACCCATAGTCTCAGCCATACCGCCTTTAGCCATTTTCTTCGTTGCCATATCACCACCTTTTGAAAATTTGCGACCCTTATCTGCCGCAGAAAAGTCCTTGCCCACGGACTGAGGGACGCCAACTTTCTTGGCAAAAGAAGGCGAATGGGCAATCGCCTCCATAAAATTGTGCTGTTTCTTTGAGCTACTAGGCATTTTTATTTCCGAATAAGCTCATCAATTTTTGCTTCAAGCTTGTTGAAACGCTGATCAATGTGATCCGTAAGCCTTGAAACTTCTGCTTTAGTGGCAGAGTCTCGCGCAACTTCTTCCCTTGTTCGGTTAAGAAGGATACTAACACGCTGTAATTCATCTGTAGCCGATTGAATTTTGGAATCGTAACTTCTAACAGCAACTCCAATCAACCCAAGAACAATTGTCATCAGACCGTTCCAGACAGCCATCGCGGGCATTTCCATGTCAGCACTTCCATGCACGCAAAGATTTATTGATGCGGGAATCAGGATCGTTAGCAGTCTTGGACGAAGTCAGCTTTTTCTTCATGCCAGACATTCTGGCACAGAATGATTTCTTACGCGACCCGCCCTCTGGTTGCGGAGGTTTTAGATTCATTCCTTCTTTTTTGGCAGAAGCCCTACCTTTGGCGTTTAATCCGCCATTAGGGTTTTTACCTTCAGCGCGTTGCCAAGCAGGGGTTTTAGCCATGATTTACGCCTGTGCTTCTTTCCAAGACAACCGGGCCAGAATGTTCGTCGGTGTTGCTGCCGTGTTGGTAGCTACAACATACAGAATATCAGGACCATCTGGATACTGACCTGCTTGCCCAGTTGGAACCGCGAAGGTATTTCCACCACCAAGGATGGAGTTACCCAAGTCACGAACCTGACTCAAGTCCAGCGTGGTTTGACCGCTAGAGTTTGTGAACGCCGCAGCAACTGACTCACCACCAGTAATCGTGGCGGTAGTGGTCGTATTGGCTGCAACCTGAGCAAGCGAAGAGGTATAAGCATTACCAATTGCTGGGCCAGTCCAAGAACCGCTAAAGCTTGTGCAATAACCGTTTAGGATTAGCTGAATCAAGAACGTACCAGCAGACACGATTCCAAGTTCAACCAACTGCAACTGCATGCGGTTGATGATTTCCTTGTTACCAAGCAAACCAATCTGACCGTTATCTACCGAAGGTGCAATCCGAATTGCAATAACTGGAACTGTTGCCCCGGCTGGAACAGCAAGCTGCGCCGTGGTTCCATAGTTAAAGATGAGCGATTTGTCATCGTTGAACTGACCGTCCATGATGACAGACGAACCCCAGTGCGCCAGTGAAGGCACTGTATCAGGGCTGACATACTCAACACCAACCGGTGCAGTAGTTGAGTAGGTAAACGCTTGAGCAGATGCTTGACCGCCAGCCTGTGCGCGAGTCAGACCATACAGAATGCTGCCATCGTTTCCGGTGTAGTTAATGTATTCAATAACTCCACTTGCTCCAGACGCAGACACTTTGATGGTGCCTGAGTTAGGGAAACGGCTGCAATCTGCAATGTCAATCGAAGATGGAGTAGCAGAATCACCAACTGAATGGCTTGCGGCAAGAGTTCCACCAAACCCACGAATACAGTTAAGCAGCACGTTGCCGGAGATTCCTGAGTAATAAATTAACTCAGTACCGGTAGATAAAACGCCGGTTGCCGGGAACGAACTAGAACTAGCCAACGTAATGGAAGTGTCTGTCGTAGAGACGTATGCTCCAATCGTCGTTGAGCTATTACTTAGATTTGATGAAAGAATCGTAATGGGCGAAGTGCCGTTTGATTCATAGTGCGCGGCCATGTTGCCTGACCGCATGTATGCTTCAAACTGTTTGTTGTTGTTTTGAATCTGGGTAACGTAGTTAATGTTGCCGTTAGTGGTACGAATACCATAACGAATAACGCCCGCTCCGTACCAAGAGAAATCAACAAACCACATCTGCATCCGGGTCAGGTCGATGTTATACCCTGATGGCCCAGTGCCATCGCAAGGGTCAGTCCACAACCGTTGCGGGATTTTGGTTTCAATTGTTTTAGAAAGCAAACAGTTTGCAACATCAGAAGTTCCACGGAACTCTGGCGAAACCTGCATGTTTTGATTATCGGTAATAGTAACTATACGATAAGACATGCCACGGATAACAACATAGTCACCCGGATTAAGTTGCGTTGTAAACTGAGTATTTGCATCGCCAAGAATGTCTGCGCGTCCCGCATATGCGGTTACAGTACCATTCATCTGGTTTGTGCTATTACGCAAAACCGCATATAGATTCTGACCGTCATACTCAAAGAACATGCCGTTTTGTTGGTCAAACATTCCAACACGGTTACTTGCACCGTACCATGAATACGGAGAAACCCTTTGGGCGATACCAGTTGCTGGAGAAGCGGTTGGAGCGCTTAACGCAGTATAAGTCAGCGACGTTGGAGTTGGAACAGTAACAACAGTAAAGATACCGTTGTATGCGCCTTGATCACAACCTGCAACTTGAATCTTAGAACCAACACCAAGGTTATGCTGATACCGGGTATTGACCGTTACAGTTGCGCCAGAAGACGTAATTGAAGATAGGAAGATTGCCGGTTTAAGCGAAGTTCCAGTAGAAAACTGGATGCCTTTACCAGACTGATACCGGAAGTACCGACGAGTTTGACGAATCAACTGCTGATTTGGAACTGCACCGCCAGCAGAGAAAGCCACACCACCGTCAAATGTACGAGGCTCAACATAGCCCGAAGGACGAGCATATATGTTGGTTGTGCTGTAAGTTGTAGACGGATTAGATGTAGTAACCGTTCCAGATGCAGCAGCGGCAGTAACCGTAAATGTGTTCTGAGTTGGAACCGTGGCTACGATATAAGCGCCGTTTACGTTTGTACCGCCGGTTGTACCGGTGATGTAAACGTAGCTACCTTTGTTTAAACCATGAGCAAATTGCGTCGTAACTGTGATTACAGTTGCACTTGTAACAACAACCGCCGTGGTGCTGTTTTTAGCAACTGCTAATCCACACTGGCTATAGAAATAGCCAAGATAAACATAGGTTGTCGTGGCGCTAAAGTAAGCTGCCGAGTTGGTCGTAGTCGAAGAACCCGGTGCTAAATAAACAGTAAACGAACTTGCTGTACCGCCAGTTGGGATATAAGCCCAACCATTGATGGTCGAGTTAAGCGAGTTTTGGATGTAAATAGCCGTGTTATTGGGAATGGTTACCGAAGAACCAAAGCCAATCGTTATTTGGTCGGCAGTTGCCGTTCCAGTAATAGACGTTACTGCAAGCGGCTGTTGAGCAATGTAGTAAACGGATTGCCGATTGTTTTGCAGTCCAATCGTTTCCCACTTGGTGGGCTGAGTGCCGTATTCAAAGTCCGTATCAATCAGCGCTTGTGGCGTTGAGACTCGAAACTTGTTAACGGGGTCCATGTTCCCCGAAGCGGGCGTAACAAAGGGCGAAGTGACACCAGAGTTAGTGGTGCCTTGAATTGGCATCGACTTATTGCTGATGCTATCGACTGCGGTCCAGCCACCTGACATTCTAATCTCCTTAGTATAAGGGGGCCGAAGCCCCCTTATTGGCTACTTAATCGAAGTTGCCGTACGGATATGTTGACGTATTACCAATGTTGCCATCAAGCTGCGTGTAACGGCAAGTAAAGTAAAAACGTCCAACCAGAGGAGTAGAGATGGTGTACGTCAGACCCGTTGGCGTTCCAGTCGCCGTGGTCAGTGCTGCACCAGCCAACGTGGTCAGGGTAAAGCCAGTAACAGTACCCGCGCCACCAGAAACAGCCGAAACCAAGTAGGTCGTTGGGTCAGTGTATCCAGTGATGCTACCCGTACCACCATACGTTCCGCTAATGGTCAACTGCTGACCAACAGCCAGATATGCGTTGGAGGTACAAGTAAACGTGCCGGTGGTGTTACCAATTGCAACGCCAGCAACCGTCGAGGTAGCGTTGGTCGAAGTCAAGTTAGTGCCAACCAGAGCAACCGTAAACACAACCTGCGACACTAGCGAGCTATAAGGACTAGAGCCTTGGCCCGGAGCCGGTGGGTTGGTGATATCGCCAGATGTTAGCGATTGGTTAGACATCTGCGCTGCGGTAAACGCGGTAAGAGACTGACGCCCAATACCAGCAGCAACAATGTCACCCGTCGCAAAGTAACGCGGAGTTCCCTGATACGCGGTTAGCTGGTTGCTAACATAAACGTATGCATTGGTGATGGTAGAAGAACCACCAGAAGGCTGGGGAATAACAGCGCAGTCGATGTAAACATCATTCAGGTTGCAACCATACGGCAGATACATAACGCAACCACGATATACGCGGGTAGCCGCGTCTGCGGTAATGGTTTGTGCAACCGGAGGATAAACCGTAGCAGACGGCGTATAAACCGTTGCATTAGCGTTGGGGATTGCATTGCCGTTAACAAACTGCCCAGAAGCACCACCATAAAGCGGTGTATTTGCTACGGAGTTTGTAAAGTCAATATCGCAATACTGAACAAGGTCGGTATAACCGACGTTGCGGAACGGCGCAAAGCGCTGGTCGCCCGAAAGGATCGGGCCTTCAAAAGTCGAACGTGCCATTTAAGACCTCATGCAAGAGTTCCCCTACCAATCGTTGCATCGTCTGCTAGGCCAGTCCAGTAGGGGCAATACCTAGAATGTAAACAGTATACATGAAAAAGGGGGGCTGTAAACCCCCCTTTTCTTAGAACGAACCGCTGGAAGCGTACATTCCAAGAGGATCGGACCAACCGAACGAATAACGCTCGCGGGACTTGTAACGGACGTTGCCCGTATCAAAATCACCGTCCATCGAGTTCTGCAACGGAATCCGCTCGAAGTGCTTCATGCCGTTAGGAACATCGGTGGTCAAGAACCAAGCATTGGTATCGGTCAAGAAGTGGTTAACAGTGTAACCCTCTGGAATCGAACCGTTGTTCTTGATTGCGTTGATATCGTTGTTATTCGTACCAACACGGAGTTCAGTCTCCAGCAGGCGCGTAGCAACGAACATCAGCGACGGTGGGATGATAAGCTTTTTAGGCTTAGCAGCGATCAGCAGACCACGCTCATCCGTCCAAGCAGCGATTTGAATGACCGCGTTTTCCAACGAGGTTTCATTCAAGTCAGCTTGGGTCGAAGGCGTGTTTGCGTTCGTACCACCGTTA